ATGGCACTTTCTGACTCATGGTTAAAAGCAAACCTGAATAAAGTCGCTGATAAGCCTTATGAGAAAGCAGATCGTGACGGCCTTAGCGTCAGGGTATCAGCTAAGGGCGCTATTACATTTCAAATGCGCTACCGCTGGGCAAGCAAGGCTGCTCGGGTTGATATTGGGCCTTATCCTTTGCTCTCGCTTAAAGAAGCCAGAGAACAGTGTGAAACCTACCGTAAGTTGCTACTTGATAATCAAGATCCGCGGGAATATAAACGCGATAAAGCGGCAAAGGCCGTATCAAACGAAGGCTCAGTCGAGCAGGTTTTTAGGGCTTGGCATAAGTCACAGTTTAGTGATGGCCGTGCTAGCGTTAAAGACAGTACCGCGCATGAGTATTTGCGCGCACTGGAAATTAACGTTTTCCCGGTGCTTGGCAAAAAGCAGGTAGAACAAGTCACTCTGCATCAGTGGCTAGATTTGTTTGAGTCTATCGCCGCCAAGAAGCCCACCATTACTAATCTAACGTTAACAGTGAGTCGCAGGGCGCTTAAGTGGGCTGTTCGTCGGCGAATTATTAGCACAAATGAGTTGATGGGGATTGAGTCGAAAGAGGACTTAAATATTTCTCGCAAAAGCCGCAAACGCACGCTTAGCGATGATGAACTCAAGATTATTTTGCAAGCCATTGATAACGCAAAACGGCAGCGCCTTGGTAACCGGATTATGGTTTTCATGGCCTTATTCTTTGGCTGTAGGATTGGTGAATTACGATTGGCGCAGAAAGCGCATTTTGATTTTACTAAGATGATCTGGACCGTGCCGGTTGAAAACCACAAAACAGGGTACAAGATGCAGCGGCCGCTATTGCGGCCGATCATCGACGAGATAGTACCATTGCTTGAGCTAGCATTTTCACTTAGCCGTAACGAGCTAGTGTTTCCGACAGAGAAAGGCGGGATATATTCGCAGGCGGCGACAACACGCATGTCTAACCCTATTAATACGTGGGCTAAGCTGAATGGTACACCGTTAAATGAGTGGTATTTGCACGATTTGCGCAGAACGCAGCGCACTAACATGAGTAAAATTACTACTACAGAAGTGGCAGAAACCATGCTGGGGCATAAGCTGAGCGGGATTCAGTCGATTTATGATCACTACGACTATTTAGAAGAACAAGCTAAGGCATATCGAATTTGGTGGCAGAAGCTGCAGCGCCTCAAAGATCCCGCAGCCTACCACAACGTAGTTGAACTTAAGGCCGCGCAGTAACGGCCTCATTGTTCATTCTCGTAAATCCACGCTTTAACTTCTTGAAAATTGTACTTGTTTTTAAAGTGTGGGTTAGTTGTTGGCTTTGGGAAGTCTTCCAACTTAAACAGTTGGTATAGCTTGGTTGTGCCAATCCCCAACGCCTTTGCAAGTTGAGCTGGCGAGAAAAACTGCTGTACCACTTTACCCTGCATAGCTTCTATTTCTTGCTGAAACATTATGCACCTGCCTTTTCAATTAAATGCAAATCGGTATCTAACAACTCGCACCAAATAACACCAGGCTCTCCATTAAGCTCGAACTGGTGCCAGCCGCGTTCCTTGCCAACATAGATGATTTGATCTCGTACACCTTTAAACTGGTACGCTTCTCCGATATCTAGAGTCATGCAGCACCTGCCTTATTTACTCTTATGGCAAACTCATCAATTGCTTGTCTAACTGACTTATTCATAGGATCGCTATCTCTTAGGCAAATCCTGTTATGATTCCAGTCAACAACCCAACCGTATAACGAGCCGTTTTCTTTATTGAAACCAGCGTTAATCTCATCAAGAAGATCAAGCCTTAGTTTGTCTCGATTTAACTCACCAAATTTAGTCAGCATTTCAAGCCGTTCGGCTTTAAGCTGCTCGTTCTCTGCGATAAGCAAATTCATGCGGTCATTTAGAGTCATGCTGCATCCGCCTTTTGTTCGCTGGTATTTGAAACTGGCTTCATAAACACCAGCCAGTGAGTTAATCCTTTGCGGCCACTGATATGCCCGAACAAAGGCTCTATTGGTGCAAGTTCTAAAACTTCACGAACTTTCACTTGCGTTTCATTCCACTTAAAGATTAAAACCCCGTTAGGTTCTAGCACTCGCAAGCACTCGCTAAAGCCTTTCGTTAGATCGTCGCGCCAGTTATCACTTAACTTTCCATACTTCGCGGCAAGCCAGCTTTTTGGACCAGCTCTAACTAAGTGAGGCGGGTCAAACGAAACCAACTTAAATGAGTTATCAGCGAAAGGCAGCGCACGAAAATCCATTAACGAGTCAGGTTCGATGTTTACTGTTCGCGTTCCATCCTGTTTACCGTGACTGCGGTCAGTCACAGTAATAGTTTCGCTGCGAATATCCCCAAAAATAACTGCTGGATTTACTTTGTTTTGCCACATCATTCGACTGCCCGCGCATGGATCTAAAATCGTCTTATCCATCACTTACCTTCCTTCTTCAATTCTTCGGCGAGTTGTTTCATAAACTGTTGGCAGCTGCCGGCTTGTTTTCGTGGCAGGGCGTACCACTGTTTAAGCGCTTCGCGGATGGCGGTTGATTGCTTCATGCTGTCTCCTAAGTTGTTAAGTCTGAGGGCTTACGGCGCATCTTTTTTTCTAGGGCTTTCTTTCGTTTCCTTGCACCGCCATACCAAACCAACCAGTTAAATGGCCCTAGCTCCCAAGGCTTGTCCGTGATTTCTACAAATTCAGCGTAATTACCCACCCACAATTCAACGCCTTTTCTTTTTGCGGTAAAACAAGTGAACTTAGCCTTACGTTCAGATTCATAGTGGCCTTCAAACTCCCATTCATTGGCTTTCATTTGACGGATAATCGCCATTGCATTTTTGAACTGCTGAATAAGTGTTTTCATGCTGCCTCCTATGCTGCTTCGGCGGTTTGTGTGCAAAGATCTGGGAGATTTGCGCGGGTGAGTGCTTCGGCAAATTGCGGCGGTACGCTGTTACCAACACGGGCGACTTGCTGCTTTTTGCTCGATTTGCCGTTGTAGTTGTTGATGATGTATTCAGGGTTGAAGCCTTGGCAGGCGAATAGCTCATGGGGTTCTAGCATGCGCATACCAATATCGATGATTTGATAAGGTTCGCCCTTGAACATCACTAGGCCAAAACGGTCATTAGTGGTGATGGTGTGCAACGGTTCGTTACAGGCCACGCCGTCTTGCTCGTTGCCGTAGTATTTGATGAAGAACGCGCGCACTTCGCCGAGGTGTAATCCGCCAGCTGTGATGGTGTGTGCGGGTTCGTCCATCGGGAAGCCGATGTTAGTGCCGCGCAGTTTGATCATGTGGCTAGTGATTAGCGCGTTATGATCAACTGTTGTTACCGTTGGTAATGGGTTGTTTAGGTCATCACCTGGTCCAGTATAGTTACCGCCGTAATGCTTACATATATTCGCGGCAGTGAGTACAGGCTCAGTGATGAAAGGCGCTAATGTGGGCACAACCAAAGCGCTATGGCTTTCTTGAACTAATGTATGAAGCGGGTTATCTACCCCTCTTGGTTTACCAGAATATACAGGCCCACCTGCACCGACAATAAACGGAGCTAGGGTAGGAACAATAAGGCCATGCGCTTCATGTGCTGCCGTAATGGTGTTGAATGGTTTATCTAGTCCTTGGCCTCGGAAGCCTTCACCTCCGTGATTGCAAGTAACAATAAACGGCTCTTTGGCATCAATAACAAAGCGCTGAATGCCTTTGGCTATACGGCGCAGGGTGTTTTCTGCCAGTGGTTTTTTACGGCCAAAGATGGATTTGCAGGGGAGTGACCAGTCGATGCACTCAGCCGCGGTGCGCCATGGTAATAGCTTGCCCGATTTAACCGCTTCGCTATCTGGTGCGCCGTGGGTTGGCTGTGGCCACACAATTGGCTGACCATCGCAACGGGCGACCATAAATAAGCGCTTTCGAATAGTTGGGGCGCCGTAGTCACAGGCCCGTAGTTCGCGAAACTCCACTTTATAGCCGAGACCTTTGATTAGCTTGGCGCTATCGAGCAAGCCTAAGGTTTCAACACATTCGGTTAGTGCAGGGTGTTCGGCATCAACTCCCGTGCTTAACATGCTAACAAAAGCGTTAAAGGTTTCGCCTTTGCGCTCTGGGCATGGGTGCATTGCATCGGTAACTGGGCATTGAATTAACGGCCCCCATGTTTTAAATTCTTCGACGTTCTCAAGCATGATCACGCGAGGGCGTACCTTCATCGCCCAGCGAATGGTTACCCACGCAAGGCCGCGAATTTCTTTATTTACTGGCTTAGTGCCTTTGGCCTTGCTGAAGTGTTTGCAGTCTGGCGAGAACCACGCCAGCGCAACCGGCTTACCTGCGGTGGCTTGCACTGGATCAACATCAAATACCGATTCGCAATAGTGCAGCGTTTCGGGATGATTGGCCGAGTGCATGGCAATAGCATCTTGATCATGGTTGATAGCGATATCCACGCTGCGACCTAGAGCCCAAGCCATTCCAGTGGAAGCACCGCCACCGCCTGCAAAGTTATCTACGATTAAGCCGCGCATGGTTTTTTCTCCGTTGGCATGTTCATTACTAGATCATCGATGATTGATTCGGTTGGATAACCGTCTAATCGCTGCCGGTTGGCTTCTTTACACAGTTCTTGGAACTGGATTTCAGTGGTTTCTTTTATGCCGCAAAGCTCGAAAACTTCTTTGGCAATGTTCATCACCTCAATCGGCCATACGCTGTTTGTTGCAGTGCTGTCCCGCGCGATTTGATCTTCGATATCGAGCTGCGCACTGACTTGAGGTGCAATGATTTGCTCGCCTCGTTCGGCAGTATCTGGGCGTGTTTCAATGGTGCCAGTGATGTAGGTTGAGGCTTTTTTCTCGGCCGCCGCTTCAATCATATCGAGCAGCTTTTTACCTTGAGCGCGGAGGATGTCGCGGTGAATGTAGCTGATAGGACCGCCGCGCCATTCTTTATCAAAAATGGCAATCGCACCCGCGAAGCCGGCACTGCTGGCTTTTTGTTTGTCATTGGCTGGGATAAACCAATCAGGCAGTTTGAAACCCACACGACCTTTGATGAAACAGATATGATCTGCTTGCTCTGGCCACCATGTCTCGGACGGTACGCCACGGATTAAGAACGCCAGCTTTGCCCCTTGGTCGCGCTCAAATTTAGCTTTGTTCATGATGGTGATCATGCCTGTCATGTCGTGACCATCTTCGTCTTTACATGGGCGAGAGTAAGGAGGGTTGGCAAAACCTTTGCCGCCGTTTAGGTCTGCGGTCCAGTTTTGCACCAGCGCGTTATCTTCCGCTGTGTAGAAGCGCGCACAGTGGGAGTTATCACCGTCGGTAAATAGGTCCATGTCGAATGGGCCAAAGACAGCATTAATCCCCCAAAACAAATCTTCTGGTGTGCGCCATTGATCACCGACTTCTTCCAGCAAGTGGGCATCTTTGGCTTTAAGTTCGCGCAGGGCGCTGGCGTATTGGCTGTTGACGCTCATGCCGCTTTCTCCTTTGAATCAGTTAACTGATAACTGGCTAGTATTTTTTCGAGTTCAGCGATCCGCGCGTTTGCGGCGGCTAACTTGGCAAGATGCTTTTCCCAGTCGATTTCTTTGATGGCTTCAACCACGCCCATGGTGCTGTTGAGCGTGCTTTGAGCGCGATTAAGATTTGATAGCTCGATAAAGTGGCGAGCGGCGCAGCGTTCTTCAGCCAGACCCGTGGTGTAGTGCAGCTTTAAAGCGGCAATGGTTGGCTCGGATGTGATGCGCGTTAGCGATAGCAGCAAGTCAAGCTTGCGCTCTGGCTCGCTGCCTGCCAGCAGGTAAAGCATTTCGCGGGATGATTTAGGGGCGCTCATGCTGCCTCCGGCTTTTTAATTGGTTTTGGCTTAAATTGACTTGCTAAGTAGTAATAGCCAGAACCTCTACCATTGGCGTTTGATAGCGTAAATGAATATGAGCAAACTGGTGTTTGACCATTTTTAAGAACAAGGCCACGCTTTTTTGCTTCAGTTGGAGAAATGATTGGGAAGTTTGTATGAGGCCAGCAATTTATTTGACTGTCATCTAAGCAAATGATTTTTCCCATCAAAAGGTGTTGGCAAATCTTGATCGTTAATTCTAGCTTTGCTTTGTCTTTTTGATTTTCGCTGCGTGGTTTCATGCTTCACCGCCTTGGTATTTGCCTTGTTTACTTGAAAGCAGGGCAAGCGTTAGCGCTGACTTGTCGTAGAAGCCTTGCTCGATGAAATCTATTGAGATTTGCTTTAGCTGGTCGTCGGTTTTGTTGTACCAATCTGTTAGCTCTGCAATTAACTCGATGCCAGGGACATAGTTATTTCTGCTTTTAGTATCTGGGTTTGGCTGGTAGCAAATTAAGCGGCCAACTGCGCCAAGGAAGTATGCGACGCGCTCCATGTCGTAGTGATTTGCGTTGTCTTGTAAGCCATACTTTTTACAAAGTTCTTGGTAGTGATAAGCCTCGATACCTGACCATTCATGATCACGATAAACTTTCTTAACTCTGGCCTCTGCTTCTTTGGCGATCTGTTTATAGAGTGAGTCGCTGGCTTTGTAAGGCAGCATGCTATGGACAACTACGCCGCCATCCCATTCACCTTCGTAGCTTTGTTCGCTCCAATATTCGACTTCAGCTTCGTAAATGCCTGGGCGAGTGTTTGGATCAATTTCAATCCCAACATCGCCAATGGTGCAGAGGATGCCGTGGTTTTCAAAATTATCGTAAATCACCGCTTCATCAGTGTTTTTAGGCACAAATAAGATTGCGGTATGACGGATATTGCAGAAGTGACGATTAAGCGCTTTATGCCAAGCAGCAATGTCTTCTGGTGTGTAAATCACTGAGTTAGGGATCATGCTGCTTCTCCTTCAATCTTGGCCTTGCTGATTTGCTTGGCGCGCTTAACTTCTTCGCAGTTATCCCAAAGTGCATATCCGCGGCGTTCTGTATCGGCTTGGGCGCAGCTATAGTTTTCGTAAGGATTAAATCCCCAAGTGATACAGCCACAATGTGGGCAGTTACCACGGGTTTTACCTGTGGTTTGGCGAGTGCGTTTACGTTTAAGTTTGCGGATGCCAGCGGCGGTGATCATCTTGCGTTCGTTGATGTTGGCAACTTGGAAAGTGCGTCTAGCGATCGCGTCGATTTCTGACTTGGCGTAGATGTTTGCATCAATGCCAAGTTCATTGATACGTGCAAGCGCGTTGCGGTAACTGAATACCGCTGCGCCTTTGTAGTTAACACTCAAAAAATCAAAAGTGAACCAGTAAACATCGTTACCGTCCCACTTGCCTTTTGGCGAGATAACGTATTCATCACATCCGGCTTTTTCGCCATCTGCTGGCAGGTACTGGCAATCAACTCTGCTGCGTGCAAGCTCATCAACAAGCTCTTTGCATAGCGGAACGTCAGTGTGACGGCTGTTAAATTTGCGCTGGGCTTCTTCAAGCGTGTAAACATGGGCCTTGTTTAAGTCGCTGGTATATCCGCAATCATCTTTAGCCCAAAAAAGGCAAGTGCTGCCGACATTGGTGCGCGAGTCGCGCAGGTAGAATAATTGGCTCATGTGACGTCCTTATCTTTTAACCAAGAAGCGGTGTAGGCCTTTGGCGGCACGGATGGCAACGGCGCGGTTAGCGGTGAACTTGCCACCTGGTAACATCCAACCGTCTTTATCTGCAACGATATGGCCTAGGCCGATTTTTATATCGCGGTGTTGGGGTTTGTCGTGGGTTAGCATGCTGCACCGCCTTCGACTATTAATCCGTAGAATGTCGGAGGTTGATAGTTAGCCCATCCAAGTAATTGATAATCACTGGTGAAATTGATTTTTTCGTAATAATTATCAAAATCAACGTGTTGACGATTCATTACCCAGCCGACAGAATCGACATACTCACCATCCACATCAACAAGATAGTAATCATCATCATCAACTTGCTCGCCATCTTCACCAAGGTTTAAAGGTCTGTTCTGGTATTGAGCTAAATAAACAAAAGTTTTATTTAGTCGATGGTTATGAACTGCAATCCAAAACTCTTTCTCAGTTCCTACAGGAACCTGAGGAATAGTTTCAGGCGAATGCCATGATGGCTTTAATGCAGCCAGCTCAGATTCCAGTTTGCGATAATCACAGTATTGAACCAATGCACCACGCGGATCGACTTGACAAGTTTTAGGTGCTTTAAATCTGATTACTTTATTCATGCTCTATTCCTTCTTTCGTGAATGGCGGCAACAATCAAGCGGCGCTGGCTTGTGCTGGGGTGGATGCGTTGGCATTTTTGCCAGCGATATAAGCATTTTTCTCGGCTTCGTATTCACTGCCGAGTATTTCGGTGGCATCGGGAAGGTTTAAACGGGTGTTGAGGTAAATCACATCGTTGTGTAGGAACATATCGAGCCCACTAAACAGACAATCTCCGTAACCTACGCCAATTGCTGCTAGCAATGGTTCGCGTGAAACGGGCTCAGGTTTCATGGCGTTGTATGTGACTCTTAGCGTTTCTAACGCTGCACGGTCTGCGGCTTTTGGTTTGCCGTATTTGGGCTCAGAAGCAAAGCCGTTAGTCGCTTTAGGTTTTAACCATAAGTGGTTGTTTTCAAGCTGATTAAAGAAGTTGAACTTAATTCCAGCAAACGACACTTGTTCAATGCGATTACTGAAAATGGGTTCGCCGCCAAAGTGGTTAGCTAGCACAGTGGCTTGCTCGATTAAGGCCGCTTTTGCTGCACTAAAATCTTTGAATGCTTGTACTGAGGTTGTGTTGCTGATTTTGAAGTAGCTCATGATTAGTCCTTCTTTTACTGATGGCGGCAACTATCAAGCGGCGCTTGACTGTTCAGGCTCGGGAGAGGTGGTTTGAGTGGTGGATTCTGGCGCTGGCTCGACTGGCTGATGGCCTGCAAAGTTAACAAAGTCAGCTGGAGGTGCTAGCTCTGATTTATCCAAGGTCATAGGCATGATCATGGCGACGATTTCTTTTTTTAAGCCCATAACTGCAATCAGCGAATTTTTTTCTGCTAGGTGCAAAGCAGCACCGTTAAATTTTGGATATTTCAATTTTGATAGGCGGCTAAGTAGGTTTACATTCATGCCGATCGTTGATGCTGGCTTTAAGTTTTCATCACTTAGCCGTGATTTAAAAAGCTTGCCAGCATTTGGATAACGTGCATCGATTGGACTAATAAACTCGATGTGAGTAATAAGCTTACGTTCCTGAGCGTCCAACGCTTCAAAGGTGGTGAAGGTGTCAAGGATGTCGTAAATCGATGTGAGCATAGCCACGCCATCGTTGATAAAGATGTTTTGAATGGACGGCAAATGCTTTTTATTAGCGGCTTTTACCAAGTCTTTACTGATTGGGTAAATGTAATCGCCATCGCTAAAACCATCCTCGTCATGGATGGTGACGAGGCAATGTCCGTCAGTGGCAGTGAGGATTACGCCTTTTTCAGGGTGTGGCTTTACGTGAAAGCCGTTTAGGTAGTAACGAACATCATTTTTTGCGGCGAACGCTGCCAGCATTGGCAGGTATTGAATGTTGAATTTGGTTTTCATGGTGATTACTCACTAGGCTGATGATCTAAGACGATTGGCGTTGAAAGTGTAACGATGACTTACACGTTCAACTTGTGTGCTTGACTGGTTTGGCTGGCGAGTTGTGCATACTGGGAATCAAGCAGATCTTGTGCGCTGCTGTAGCCGTGTTTTTGCTTTATCTGCTGCCAGCTATCGATATGGCGCAACCATGCGCTTTTTGACTCTGGATAGTCGATAATCAGCTGGTTTAATTCGGCTATTGAGCGATCACAATAAGCTGCAATGGCGTTACCTTTAGCTTGGCGTTCTTGCTCAAGCTCTTTACCAAGCATGGCGACTAGGGCGTCGCTGGTGGCGTGGGCCTGTGCATCAAACATGTGGCACCTGCTTTAGGCTGTTAATCACTTGATGTTGAAAGCAACGATTAATCCAGCTGCATGTTCGGTCACTGACGGTAATTTCTGGCGTAATTGGCAGGGCTACTCGGGTAAGTTTTACACGTCCGCTGCGGGTTATTTGAATGTTGGCCACTTCGTTTAATGCGGTGGTTTTTAACGGGCCGTCATCCAATTTTGTAACGTGATAACGCTCGCGGAAGGCATAGCTGCAAACATGGCTTTGCAAATAAGCTTCGAGCTCGTTTTTACGCTGGATCACCGTTGGGCAATGCATCAGCTCGGGTAATTGGGCGAGGCGACAAGCAATGCTGAGGTGTAACAGCAGTTGCGATTCTACGGGTAGCAGTGGGGCGCAGTGATGCGCTGCGATGGGGTGGGGCATAGGTCACCTCGCATGGGTTATATTGGGTTAAGGGTTGCTTGGTTGGGTAAAGCGGGTTGGTTAGAACACGTCGAAGGGGATTAGCTTGGCTAATAGCATTAGCACTAGGTCAATAAAATCAGGTTGTTGGGCTTTCTGTTGATGGAGAATCATAGTATTGCTCCCTGCGGTTTTACGGTGGCAACTATCCGGTAATTCCGGATGGTTGCGGTGTAAACGGTGCCGGTTACGTCATCCGGCGGCCTGAACCCGTCCTCTGCCGCAATCTTGCCGCTAATAACTGGTGCGCGACTTTCAGGCGTTCGCGCTGCTTTACCAGTGGGTCCTTGTTTATTAACCCTAACCAGATCCAAAGCTGGCTATCGACATGGATACTCGGGGCGCAGTCATAACCTGCGCTTATAAGTGGCCGCTTCTAACGGCTAGTTAGTCACATGGGATTGTCCTCTGGTTGTATGCCTGCTGACGCCGCAGGCTGGCTTGATTACTTATTTGGTAGCGTCACAATGACCGACTTAACCATGGTCCCTGACTCTTTAAATGCGCCGTTATGTAGATGCTCTATAGTTCCGCCTAAGTGAAATACTAAATCGCGGAATTCCTGCGTTAATTTGTTATCTCTGAATGTAACGCTTGCCGACATCACAGAAACGAGCAATCCTTTTGGCTTAAGAAAATTCACTGCATGAAGCACATGCCGGATATCTGCTTGTTTGAGAAATGGAGGATTCATCACAACACGCTCATAAAGTTTCTCAGGCGTTTGCGTTAGAAAATCCATGTGACGAACTACACCTAAGCGAGAATCTCCATATATGGTTAAGAAGTTGGATTCCATTAGTTCGTAGCAATCAACAGTTGCTCCAGCGTTAGCGCAAGCATAAGCAATTGCGCCTTTTCCAGCGCTAGGTTCTAGCACCTTCATACCATGCTGCACATCTGCCAATTCCATTAACCGAGCCACAACAGAAGGAGGTGAAGGAAAAAAATTAAATTCGTCTTTAGGGATTTCGACTTCACCTGTCAGAATAATTTGGTCCACTCGCGTAGCGGCTTCATCGTCGAATATGTGTGATTTAGTTTTTCGGTTCCACTTTCCGCCAGCCGCTTCAAGTACTTTGTTTGTGCGCTCGTACATCTTTCGGTCAAGTTGACCAGTAAGCACCAGTGCATTACCGCTCACCTCTGCGCGACTCAGTACAGCAAGTACATCGTTTTCAACTCTCATTATTTATCCTTATCTATTCGTTGGCTTTATCGCTGGCTTTCGCAAAAGCCAGCTGTAAAACCTGATTGCACGCATAGCGGGTCATTCGCACAGTTAAGCCATCCAGCAAATTCACCCCTTTATCTGGGAGGTGATACCCGGTCGCCGCTATTGCTTACAATTTTTCCCTCAGTGAATTTCTATCCTCCATCACCGAGACACTTGGAGTAACCTAGTCCGACTCTCAATAAGCGATGAGGCGGGTTTAGTTGTTCATGGGCCAGTCTGTTAAAGAGCGTGATTAGAATCTTTTCATTTTCGTTCTAATCGATGTGCTAAATGTACATAACGTATACTTTAACGTCAATACAAAATGTACATTTATTTTTTGTTTAGTGTATTATTGCTATACCAACAAGGTGGCAAGGATGTAGATGTACAAAGTGTTATGTCTAAAAACATCATTTCTTGATTGGTTTAAAAAGCTATTTGATTGGATTCTGGAGGGGTGATCGTGGATAAAAATCAATGTACAACTATCAAGTTATCAGGCTCGCTAGCAGCTAAGTTTGGCCGTGAACATAAACGCTTTTTAGATACTGGCACGACGACTGAAGCTTTTAGCGCCCTTAAAAATACCCTGCAAGGCTTTGAGTTATTTATCAAAGAACAGGCAAAGCTAGGCCTGCGCTATGCGATTTTTCGTAATGGGCGCAACGTAGGGGAAGATGAGTTTAATTTAGCCGGTACTCGCGAGATCAGGATTGTGCCAGTCATTGCAGGCAGTAAGCGGGGTGGGGTGTTACAAACAATCTTAGGGGCAGTTTTGGTTGTTGTTGGGGTTTGGTTACAAAATCCTTATTTGTTAAATACTGGTGTTGCCATGGTTGCTGGCGGCGTGGTGCAAATGCTATCGCCACAAGCCAAAGGGTTGAAGGGTAGGGAGGCTGCGGAGAACGCGCCAAGCTATGCCTTTGGCGGGGCTGTAAATACCACCGCCGCAGGTAATCCTGTTGGTATCGGTTACGGCAAGCGCCGCATCGGTGGCGCCATTATCAGTGCGGGTATTTATGCCGAAGATATAGCAACCACTAAGCGACCGATACAAACAGGCGGTGGCAATGGAGGAAATGGCACACAAGAGCCGTAACATTATGTTTGTTTATATAACCCGCTTAGGCGGGTTGTAAACATTTGAATTAATTTTGTTTAGGTATTTATCCTTCAATTAGCTCCATAAATTCATCTTCATCTAAAATCTGTATATCAAAGCCTTCGTCAATTAGATCTTGCGCCTTTAGTTGCTTACTAGAAATACCACTTGGGCCAACTAGGTTTTCATCCTGCTCACCAACGACTAAATAATCGGTCTTTTTAGATACGCCAGTTTTAATTTCTAGCCCGAGTTCTGCGGCGGCTTCAAAGGCTTCTGCTCTGCTGATTGATAGCTCGCCAGTAAAGACGATAGTCTGGCCGTATAGTTCGCCATCTTCATTGGGTGGGTAAGCTTTGTGATCCGCGCCTTTTGGTTTACCGAATGCAGATTTAGGTTTGATTTCGTTAATGTGACCAAGGGTGACTGCGGCACACATAAACACTCGGCCAGCGGTAATTGCATCGGCTTTGGCTCGGTGTGCTTCATCAAGCGGAATATTGCAGTGCTGTGCTACCGTAGCTAATTTGTAGTTAGGTAAACTAAATGCTGCTTTTGCCAGATTTAATGCACAGTGGTACTGATTAGTAAGCACTATACCAACATTAGCGAACTCAGCATCTAAAAAGCCTTTATCAAATTTGGCGTTGTATGCCACGATAGGTAGATCACCGATAAAGGCTTTTAAGTCATGTGCCAGTTCTGCAAAGGGAGGCTGGTCTACCAACATCTTGTTGGTGATGCCTGTGATATTGGTTATTTTGCGCGGCAGTTTTACCGCAGGATGGATCAATGACTCAAATACAGGGTGATCGTTAGATAGGAGATCAAATTTAATTGCAGCAATCTCGATTATCTTGTCCGTTTCGGCCTCAAGCCCAGTGGTTTCGGCATCTAATGCAATAAATTTGGTCGGAATGTAGGGGTGTTTAGCCAAAAACTCTGCGGTTTCCTTATCCATTATACTATTCCTTTAGTCTTTATAAATTCCGCTAGGTAATATTGCCATGCTGCCAGATTGCTCAAGAGCAACTCTATATATTTTATGTTGGCCTTTTTTTATCGATGTTTCTAACTGTCTGATACTGCCGCTGATGCATAATCCGTTACCTGATGGCTGTAAACCAAGAAACATTTCGCCCTCATTGACATGGAATGTTGCCTTTTCTGATACATCTAAAGTTGCCGCTAATTCTTCATTAATAAAAAAATTAATGTTGCAACCACTTCCTAAGAAGCCACTATCTCTGATAATCGTGATAGTTGAATCGCCAGCAACATTATTTTTAATTTACAAGCGATCATCAGGAACTTGCTTGGCATTTTTGAACGAAACTTCCGAGGTGGCGCAGCCAGTTAGTACGCATAGGATTAGCGAAGCAATTAACAATTTCATGGCAATAATCCTTTATATTCATACGTTTTAAAAAATCTTGATCTTGGCATCTACTACCACACCAATGATTTTACAATTTCCATTTATTGGTAGCGTAGGGTATGCGTTGTTTAGTGGCTTAAGAAACTTTTGCCCAGCATCCACTACCAACTTTTTAAATGTGGCCTCATTAACATCAGTTAGCTTTGCGACCACAAATGACCCATTCAGCCTATCTCGATCTGGATCAACAAGTATCAATGTTCCCTCAGGAAAGCTAACTCCAGATGGAGATGTCATTGAGTCGCCAATCACCCGCAGCCAAAAACAATGTTCACTTGTTCTTTCGGTTGTTTCATACCATTCGTCTGAAGCTGATGCTGGTGATTCCTCAACGGCCTCTGACCAAACCCCTGCTTTTACATAGCTAATAACGGGGAATTTTTTTAGGTATTTGGTAGATAAATTAGCATTGCTAACATTAGCTAGCGCTTCGTCTGGATATTCAAGCATTCCATCTGAATGCAATACCAGTGAGTCTAAATTAAGACGCTTTAATATTGATGCGATCTTACTTAACGAAGGTTCTCTTCTTCCATTAAGCCAATGCCCCATTCCGCCAGGAGTTACTTCTTCTAACTCAGCGAGCCTTTCTTGGGTAATCCCAAGCTCTTTCATTCTGGATTTAACCAGCTCATTCCACTTCATTTTCATCCTTAAAATGTACGATATGTACAAAAACTATCAATAAACATAATGTACATTTATGTTGATAACGAAATATACATAATGTACATTGTGGAAAATTCCATTATTGAGGTAGCTATGCAGCATATCCGTCAAGTTCGAGTAAAAGCAGGTATCTCGGTAAAAGATATTGCGAAGTTAATTGAGACTGATGTTTCAAGCTTTTATCACTATGAAAAAGGGAGGAGAACACCCGATTTCACTCAGTGCTGGAAGATTGTAAACGCTCTAAATCAACTCGGAGCCAAATGCACCTTCTCTGATGTATTCCCTAACCCTATTGAGAATAGTGACGGAAAGGTTGCTTAACTGCTCTTGTTAATAGCAAGGATATCTAACGCTATGACTAAACACACATTAAAGCGCGAGTCACTTTTATGTTCCGATCCTCTCTATGCCGCCCATGCGCTTGGGCATGATTACGGGGTGGATAAGCTGGCACGGGATTTATTTCAACAGCCCGGGGTGATGTACAACAAATTAAACCCTGAGAACGACAGCAATCACTTGTATTTGCGCGATGCGATTCATTTGACTGAGCTGGCCGATGATGACCGCATTTTATCGGCATGGTGCCATAGCCGTGGCGGGGTGTTTGTAAAGTTGCCTGAGTCAGTGAACTGCGATGAAGAGTTAAGCGATCAGTTGCTGCTGATTAGTGAGCAAATGGGCATTGCACTGGCCGAGATCCGCGACTCCCGCGCTGATGGGGTGATCACCCCTGATGAGTTTGATTGCATTAGCCGTGAGCTAACAAAAACCGTGCGTGAAGTGCTGTCGCTTAAAGCGGTAGTGAGTAGCCAAGTGCGGGAACTGCCGAAAGCGAATGATTTTAGCATCGAATTACAAGCTGGTACTTCTGCCACTGTTAAATTCGCGCAAGCCTTACCAAAGAGTGCATCCAATGAGTGATGTTATTGATGATGCCGCAATCGAGCATGAAGCGCATATCAAGGCCGCTTTATCTGTTCGCCAACCAACGCTGCCTTTTACTGGCCAGTGCCATTACTGCAAGGCAACTGTTTCAACTAATCAACATTTTTGTGACGCCGACTGCCGCCATGACTATGAGCGGTTAAAGGCGAATGGGAGAGTGTGATGGCTAAAGCAAATCAGTTAACTGATAAGCGCACAAATCAGAAAGACGAATTCCCAAATTTTGAGGCGTTAAATGAGGTCTGCAACCATCTTAGCGGCAAGTACGCAGATATCCCTTACACACCTGAAGAAGATGCCGAGTTCGCTCGCATTGAGCGCAATCAAGATATTGCCTTGCTGGCTAATGTGATCCGCACGTCACCGACGACGAGTGCTGAGGCGATTGCGGCGCGGGTGTTGGATGCGGGGTATCAGTTTTCGGGTAGTGCAGTACGTTTGAAATAAGAAAGCCCACTAGAGCTGTGGAGGCTGTGGGCTTAATACCAAGTGAGGCAAAAACAATGGTACTGGAATCAATTGATAGCGTCAATCATGGCGCTGGTGGCAGTAATGTGGTGCCGTTACGGCCCGTTGCTGAGCACAAACAGCAAACGCGGGGTGGGGTGGTGAAAGCAGATTTGGAAGATGGTTATTTACGACTCTCCAATACGCTGGTGGACGCCCTGTGCCGCACTAAATTAAGCGACCGTGAGAGTCGGGTGGTATTTGCTGTTATCCGTAGAACCTATGGCTACGGCAAGGCCACTGATTGGGTATCTTACAGTCAAATAGAAGAAATGACGGATATCGATACTGACAACGTATCGCGGGTGATTGGCGGCTTATTAAAGCGCAATGTGCTGATCAAAGACGGCAAGAAAATTGGGGTTAACCCGACAGTTTCTTCTTGGACTGATAAACCAGCAAAGGCAAAAACTGTCAATTCTGACAGTAAAAATTCACTGTCTATTCTGACAGTAAAAACTGTCTATTCTGACAGTGAGGCTGTCTGTTCTGACAGTAAAAACTGTCTAGATAGACCCCCACAAAAAAAAGACATTAATACAAAAGAAATACAAAAGATCTCTTCGTCGCACATTGCTAACGCAATAGCCGACATGCAGGTTAAACCCGATGCCGCTATTCAAACGCCAAACGGCAAGCTTTGGGGCACTAAGGACGATTTAACCTGTGCTGAGTTTATCTACTCCCGCGTGTTGATGGTTAACCCCACGGCTAAAAAACCTAACTGGCCAGACTGGGCTAACCAAGTGCGTTTAATGCGCATGCAAGACAACCGCACTCACCACGAAATCTGCAAGCTGTTTAAGTTTGCCAATACCGACTCGTTTTGGGCGAGCAATGTGTTATGCCCAAAAACCCTGCGTAAACAATGGGACAAACTAAACGCCAAACTGCTAGCGAGATCATCACATGAAGCCAATACAACAACTGCTACCGCAAACCCTGCACGCTATGAACACTCCACAGCACGAGTCTTCCGCGAACTACGGCAAATGGCAAAGCAGCTCGAGCATTCAGCAGATCACCACAGTGGTGGCAACACAATTGATGCCGACTATGAACCTGTACAGCCGTGATTTTAGCAATCGCTTTGGTGCAGAGCTTGGCAGTGTAGTACAGGAGTTTGTTAAGCAAATCGGTGAGGCTGGCTTGAGTGTGGCTGAGGTGATGATTGGTATTGAGGCATTTAAACAACGTGCGGCGACCGCACCATGGAGCGTTAACCCTGCTGAGTTTGTGGCGATGTGTACGCCTACACCTGAGCAGTTGGGCTTACCTAGCGCTGAACAGGCTTACCGCGAGTGTTGCGCCCATGGCCGTTGGCCGAGTGAGCACAATTGGAGCCATGGCGCTGTATTTGCTGCTGGCCGTGAAACAGGTTGGTATGAGCTGCAAAACCGCACTGAACAGCAAACATGGCCGTTATTTAAACGCAATTATGAAGTGATGTGCCGCCGTGCTGTGAAGGGTGAAAGCTTTGATGCCTGTATCCCAAAAGCACTTGCCGCCCCAGTAAACAAGCCAGTTGAAAGCCAAAAGGCTTGCTCGATTATCGCTGATTTGCGCCAAAAGTTTGGGCTAAGGACTGCCAATGGCTCTGGCAATTAAACACTTACCAGATGATGCACCGGATTTTTATCGCGCGATTGTGGCGCCTACGGCCATCGATTCAGCCGCTATCCAAGTCGTGCAAGAGGCGGTTAACGATGCGGTGTTGTTTGTGCCGGTTAAGACTAGCGCCGCTGAGTTACGGGCCCAAGGGTTGTTGCGCGAACGCGAACTACCGCAATGTGGCATTGCCGCGGTGGTGAGTCTGACATGGAGAAGATTGTAAAGCATATGTCGGTGATCCCCGCTGAGTTTAAGCATTCCGTTTCTATGGAGTATGAGCGTTTATTTGCGCTGGGTGGGACAGCTTGTCGCAAACAGGCTAATCAGTTTTTGGTAAGGCAGTCAAAGCGGTTTAGAGGGGTGGCGGTGTGATTCGTATTGGTATTGATCCTGATCTCACTAAAAGCGGTGTAGCGCAAGTAAGAAATGGAAAAATTGAAGGCTTAAAAAGCATGACATTCAGTGAATTAATCAATTATGTCGTTTTAACAAAAATGGCAAATGACTTAACAGGAACTCGAATTGAAGTCTTGCTCGAAGATGTGGATAACAAAAAGCCAGTATTTGCCAGCAAGTTAAAGCGGACTGCCAAAGGCCAAAACCCATTGCTGGCCTACGTTGGCCATGCCCCAAGCCAAGGCGGTAGCGAATTTAAAATCAATATGAGCAAGGCTGAGGACTTGGGCAAGGTTAAAGCCACCGCCAGATTGATTAAAGAAGTACTCGAGGACAAAGGGATTACCGTGACCTTAGTTAAACCGCTGCGTGGCCCTGTTAAACAGGCCAAGGATAGCAGTGTGTATTTTAACAAGATCACCGGCTGGACTGGCCGCAGCAATGCCGACACTCGTGATGCTGCGCTGATCGCCTTGTTTGGTAAGGGGGAATTATGCCGTTAAAAGCCCCATTTGCTGAGCGCTTGGCGCGTGGTGTTGAGTTGTATGTAAACCAAAAGATGCCGCTTTTAGAGAGTTCTGCCGCTGCACCTGTTTGCCGTAAAAAACTCACAAAAGAGTTAAAGGACTGCGGGTTATTGCGCAAGGAGCCTAAAAAGCTCAGCGAGCAATTTGAAAAGGCCATCAAGCTTTATGTTGATGAAAACTTATCCGTTTTTAATGCTGCTGCTAAAACAGGCGTATGCAAGACGGCATTATCAAAAGTATTAAGAGAGCGCGATTTACTGCGTAAAACGGCCGAAAAGAGCGCTGCCAACTTGGAGCAAGCGATTGCCTTGTATGTTGCTGGCGCCACGATTTTTGCGGCATCACGCCAAGCCAAGGTTGGTAACCAAACCTTAGGCGATGCGCTAAGTGCCCGTGGATTACTGCGCAAGCATCCAGAACGTAAGCCAACGAGCACTGTATCGCGCCAAGATCCGCTTGAGTCGGCCGAAAGCCGTGTATCAAGTATGGCACTAAGCATTATTCATTCCGCAGCCCGTGCTGCAGCTAACCACCAAGGAGATGGCAGATAAATGATTTCAATTGAGCGCTTGTTTGAGCTGCTATCTCCACGCGGGTTGTCGATCGGTGCTGCTGGAGGTAAAGGGGTTTTTAGTAAGGAGGATGCTATGGGTGTTGTTGCGCAGGTGCAGGGTAAGTACCCCGTTGGGGTGAAGGTGTTGGAGGCGACCATTTGCGGCGATGTCGATGCCGAGGATGTACTGGTTAAGGCGCTATGTAAGCAGTATGAAGTGGATTTTAGGCCTGTTGCCGCTGCGGCGTTGGCAAAACTGGCCGTGAATGAAGTGTGCGGAACCCGCACTTGCAATAAGTGCCATGGCACAAAACTTAACTATCACCGCAATGGCGAGTGCAAGCACTGCAGCGGTACTGGGAAGATGTTGAATACCGTTGAGCAGCTGACTAAATCGTTTTGTGATTTGAGTGGCGCCAAGATCACGCCAGAGCAATTTAGCCAGCATTTTTACGACAAGTATATGAATGGTGTAGATGCTCTGCATCAGCACGAACATGATGCAGCACGCTTTGCTAAAAAAGTACTGCGAATGGTTGGCGAAGAAATGGGGCTAGCTGGTTGATGAAAGCACCTGACAACAGAGAAAAATTTAAAGACGTGGCATGGACTCAAGGCAGAGTACTTGAAACAAGAACAACTCGGCGTTGGAGCAAGCAAGATATTGAATTAGTAAGCCGTATAGAGCGCAGAACCGCATTTGCTCACTTTTATGCCCATGATCAAGGTCGTAGCCGTGAATTTGTCTATCAATTTGAAAGTGCTGAAGAATGTGTAAGAGCGATAAATGCGCATAACAGCGATTTGGAAAAAAGGCTTTGTCCCAATGATTGAAACGGTAAGCGACTTAGTTAAACGGCTTAAAGCAGAGGCAGAACAACTCGAGTCTATGGGCTCGGTTGATCTGGCCTGTGGTGTTGAAGCGGCGGTAAGGGTGATAGCCAATGAACTCGATGACCACCTGCCGATTGGTAATGCCGATTATCACCGAATTGAGCCATTGGAGCGAATGAATAAGCGCTTAATGTCTGTTTTAGCAACCCAATCATCGATTAATGAGCGGTTTGATTTGCACTGTAAACAGCACGTGTTATCAACGCCTGAGTACAAGGCTTTGGTGAGTGCTAAAACGGCCATCCATCAGCAGATTAATGCGTTGCCCAAGTGCAATATCTGCCGTGGTGTTGGCAAAGTTAAGCCGATGTTCGAGCTGTATCCGTGCGATAAATGCGGCGGTTCTGGCGTTGATTTAGCGGTGAATAGCGAGCTGATTAAGTTGCAGCAAGCGTTGATATTGACTGAGTTTGAGTTGATTGAAAAACTGACCGCTGCGCTGTTTAAGGTGGGGTTGTCAGCTGCTGATAAAGAGGCGATCTCGGTTGAGTATTTTTATGCCGACTGCCGAACTAACCTGAGGTGCGACTGATGGCTATTGCCTGTATTGCCTTAAGTGATGCCGCTATTAAACGGGCTGTTGCCGATGAATCGATTACCGAGATTAGGGACCCACGTTATCCGCTACGGTTGCGCCTGGGGAGTTCGCGCAGTCGTGGCAGTTGGTATTTAGTCACCAATAAAGAGGGCAAGGCGAATTGGTCAAAGGTGGCTAACTGGCCGCTGGTGAGTGCTAAGGCGATTATCGATGACTTGCCAACGTTGAGCATTCAGCATCGCCAAGACCAAAGCGTGAAGGTGAACACCTGGCTAAGTTGCGGCGGTTTGCTCAATTGGTATTTAACCCGGTCACAGGCGGATACCAGCTTATCGATTAAACGTCGCCGCAATATCAAATGCACCATCGCTAAGCACTTATTGCCGGTGCTGGGTGAGGTGATGCTGAGTGAGCTCAATCATCATAAAGTCGATGAACTGTTGATTTGGCCGCTGCAGGCGCGTTATTCCATCGGCAGTGTTCGCCAGTATTATGCCGTGCTGCGCAAGGCATTTAAGCAAGCTACCGTGCTAAAGCTGATTAGTGATGATCCGTTGGCATCGTTAAGTTTTACGGATTTTATTACTACGCCCATCGCGACAAAACCACCGCAATTACAAGCAACGGATTTACCTAAGCTGTTGAGTGACCTTGATACCGCCAGTGATAGCGCAACATTGTTGGTGTTTATTATGCTGGCTTACGGTACCCGCATTGGTGAAACCAGATTACTGAGGTGGAGCTATTACGATGAACCCAACGCCAAGTTGGTGATCCCCGCCAATATCACCAAAACCCAAGTTCAACTGACTATCCCTATCTCTGGACTGATGGCCGATGTATTGCGCTGGCATAAGTCAATGCAAGCCGCTGCAGGTTATCGCGGCGGGTACCTATTTCCGCACCCATGCCGTAACACTGGATTAGATGAACGTGGCGCTAATAGCTTGGTTAAACAGGTGAGTGGTGGTGAATGGACGGCCCATGATTTACGCAAGTTGGCTCGCTCATGTTGGGCTGATTTGGGTATCGATTACATGGTGGCTGAACAGATGCTAAACCACTCCATGACCAAGCTAGACCAAGCCTATATTCACACCTATTTAGCTGATCAAAAGCGTGAGGCTATCGAGCTATGGCATAAGCATTTGCTATCGATACACCATCCATTTTCAACTCGATTAAACGGGAATTTTGAATAGCGTGTGGGATAGCAAATTATGAATCTAATATTTCTCGACATAGATGGCGTTCTTAATTCTACAGCACATTATGATTTCAGAGGCACTAAAAGTGGGCGTTTAAGACGCGAGGAATTGTTATCCAAACATAATGGTATTGTAGGGCTAGAACTTGTAATGCTGGATTTTAACTTAGTCAAAAAGCTGTGTTCTTTTGTCGTAAATAACAGGTGCAAACTGGTAATTAGTTCAACATGGAGAGAGGGGCGTGAACCTAGTCATTTTGAAAACCTCTTTAGATTGTGCGGTGCCGAATTGCCTGACGGTACAGTTATAGGCTGCACACCTATTCTCGACCATATCGACAAACAGAAGCGCGGTCATGAAGTAGAACAATGGGTAAAAGATAACAACTACAACGGCAACTATATCGTTTTAGATGATTGTGATGGTGGCCAATTTTTGGCACATCAAATATTAGTAAAAACTGAATGTTCGACAGGCATTACAGATGAAACTGTTCGGAAGTTGGGAATGTGTTTGCAATAAATTTTACACAATAATCCGAATGCCAGATTAAACCAAGACAGTTTCAAGATGGAAAATATTAGCAAAACAGCTTAAAGCCTTGTTGGTTATGGGTTACAAGGCGATTTATGCATCTTCAAAAGAGGAAGATATTTAATGACTAAGACAGTCGTTTTGATTGGTGGTGATGGTGTTGGTAAGTCGATGCTTGGAAGGGCATTAATGCAGTTATCACTAAACTATACAGTGGTGATGCTACGGCAAGATCGCCTAATGCAGGTTGACGGTGATGTTTCTTGCTCTATGGAAATAGCCTTGCCAGATTGCCTCAAAGAGCCTGCTGAAATTCGCCACTTAAGCCGTCGCAATAAATCAGACAGAAAGCGCAATCGCGCCAACAGATGGAGATAACCGCAATGAGTAAAGTCAAATATCAGCAATCAAATAAAACCTCAAAAGCAGAGTTGGCAAAAGATTTTTTGCAAAGGGCTGAAGCATTAGGCGTCAAGGCTTCAATCAAAGGCGATTGGGTTGTTTGGAAACCAGTATTACCAGCTGAAATGCTTTTGGAGGTGCCACCAATTTCTAATGAAATTTTTAAGCTGGTATCAACTTCGGAGATTAGTACGAATGGCTAAAGTCGCATCTTTTAAACCTTTCTATCATGGTGAAAACAGCTTTGTTGTTCTGGATAGAATCAAGCATTTTAGTATGCATAGCAGTAATGGCTTCAATGGTACCAAGATTCACTTTGATGACGGTACCGAGCTGTTAGTTGGCGAATGGCCTGAGGCAGTGCGCGATGCAATCGAGCAAGCGGGGAAAGAGCAATGAACTTATCAAAGTTGTTAGCGTTATTTGGCTATATGACAGAGCAGCAGGCGCTTGCCGAAGGATTTACCAACCACGGAAGCTATTACGGGATCCCTGTGTGGATTGGAGACGTAGACGGTGATTTTATGGTGGCGACTAAGTGGGCTCCTCTGGAGTTACTGATGTCGGTATTCCATGTCATCGAGGGTGTAATGAGGCCAATACTATTCCCCAACGAGCCAAACTCTTTTCAGTTTCAGCTAGGACACAAGATCAAAGGAAGTGTTGGTAAACCCTATTTTCTATTTGGTGATATTGAAACAGGTGGACTTAATGGCCGGCTTGATAACGGTCAGCTTGGTATGGAGTATTACCCAGTTTTTGAACTGGCATTTATCGTCACTGATATCGATTTAAATCAGGTTGGTGAGGCGCTCAGGATTGTGGTTCATCAAGATGAAGAAGCGATTAGCCGATCACACCAATGGGCGATAGATACCCATACTAATAGCGGATTGCTTGATGAAGTGAGGCAATCGACTTGCTCACTGCCAGAGGCAGAGCTGCAGATTATCAATTACCTGAGCAAGATGGGTGTTGAAGCCTATAACCGAGAAACCAAAAACGGGGTGATCTTCGCGGGTAACTCCATCATGTTCGACCGTTCATACATCCTGTGCCAACTTCCGCGACTGCATGAGTTTATGCATTATCGCCAGTTGGATATCTCAGCATTAGCTCTTGCTGCAAGAGCATGGGCGCCAGAAGTTGAAAAAGAAGCTGTATCGGCCAAGCAATATAAGCATGAAGCATTAGCTGATATTAGAGAGTCGATCGCTGAACTTAAGTGTTATCGCCAGGTGCTGTTTGGGGGGTAATGATAATGTGTAAATGCGTGAAGTGCGGCTCCAGTTCGATAGAATTTCAGTTTGTAGAAGATGGCACTAATTTAGGTACATGCAAAGAACAAGGAAAGATGAGTGAGTTTATTCGCTATGTGGCAAGGACATTTGACTATCAAATAATCTGTAAAAAAGAGCATCTATTAAAAACATGCCGGTGCTGTAAATATGCGTGGCGTGAGCATACGTTAGATAACGCCACTGCTAATCAATCCCCGCCTGGTGATGATTGATGATAACCACCTATATCGCTGGTCCAATAAGCGGCAATGTCGAAGCCAATAAGCAGGCGTTCTTTAAAGCGGCCGAGCAGCTAGCGGAAACTGGCAGAGTAGTGCTTCACTCTGCTGGCCTGCCGTTCGGCCTAACCGAACCGCAGTATATGGATATCTGTTACGCCATGATCCGCGCTTGCAATGAGATTGTGATGTTGCCCGGTTGGCGCAGGTCTGCAGGAGCCACCGCCGAGTATTACTACGCCAAGAAGATAGGGATTCATATTGTGTTTGTCCCAACAGACATAGACATTTAGAGCGTCATGAGTTTAATATCTTAATAGCTTAAATCAGTTAAGTGATAAGTAATAAAGTTATTTAATTTTTATGGAGATAATAATGGACTCATTTGGAATGGATGATAATGTTAGATTGATAAAGAAGAATGGCGCAGTCATTGAAAATATTAAAGCGTCAGTGCAAGAAGATATCATATATATTGATAACCCAAATTTTGCTATTGAGGTTAATGATATTATTGAAAGAGTGTTACCTATTGGTGCCACTGAACAATACAAAGTAGTAAATCCTATTTATTATGCAAAAAGCGGCAGTTTTAATGCATCATACGAAGTAAAATGTCAAAAGCTCGGTATTCAAAATGATAAATTAGATGTTTCGAATATAACATACAATTTCCATGGACATAACTCTAGAGTAAATAACAACTCTTTAGACTTATCAACTAACATGGTTTCAATTAATGACGAGATAGCAAAACAGATAGAAATACTAAGGGATGAAATTAAAAAAAATATAATTGACATCAATGAAAAATCTGATGCTTTAGAAATTGTAACCGCTTTAGAAAATCATTTTAAACAAGAAAAGCCAAGCAGAGCAGTAGTAAACTCATTAGTGAGATCTTTGCCTACTCTAGCAAGCATTTCATCTATAGGTTCATTTTTGATTTCATGTATCCCACAATAAAACTGAGAATTATCTATTGACCCAGCCTTATAGATTTAATATCCTGCTATAACAATGCGGGTTATAGCATCTAATGCCACCAGAACGGTGGCTTTTTGCTATCTAGACCTTTCAGTTTATTCAAGCCTCGGCAATCGCCGGGGCTTTTTGTTTTGGGGTTTGTAATGCGCAATAAGGTATTAGTCACAGGCCTGAGCTTATCAGCTGCTGCACTGATCACCTTGGTTTCATCTGAGGGATTCTCGCCAGTTGCCGAGATCCCCGTTAAAGGTGATCGCCCTACATTAGGTTTTGGGTCCACTTATCACGCAGATGGACGGCCAGTAAAGCTAGGCGAAACCACCACTCCAATCAACGCACTTAAAACCGCAAAGGCTCATATCGATAAGGATGAGCAACGCTTTAGAGCAAGCCTGCCTAACGTGGAGCTTAACCAAGCATCTTACGATTTATACATCGATTGGACGTATCAATACGGTATTGGCCGTTGGTTAGCCTCTCCGATGCGTGGCCATCTTATCCAAGGTGAATACCAACAATCATGTGATGCATTGCTGTTGCCAGAGTATCGCACCGTCGCTGGCTATGACTGTTCAACGCCTGGCAACAAGCGCTGCTATGGAGTGTGGCTTCGGGCGCAGCAGCGGCACCGCGACTGCCTCGATGCTCTCAAGTGAGCTAATCAAGTTGCTGATAATTAATGATTTTGTGGTTTGATGGGTGGGGAGGGTCAAAACTTCATGGCTTTTGCCTAACTGACCGTGCGCCTCCCTTTTTATGCAAAACCGCGAAATGAGACCTTTTTTTCTGGCAAATTTAGGCGTTAAAAATGCTCTCGACAATATCAAGTAAAATCATTGCGTTACTTATCGTTTTGCTGATTGTTTTGATAGGCGTATTCACGGCATTTTTTGTGATCAATAAGGGCCAAATAGCGCTATTAAATGCAAATTTGGATAAATCGGAGCTTTCCCGTTCAGAGCTGCAAAAAAATTTATCATCTGTCACCTCATCACTTGAATCGGCAGAAAAAGACAAACAAACCTTGCTAGGCAATCTTGCATTGCTAGCAAAGGCCTTGAGCGATCGTGAACGGTCACGAAACGAGATTAAGCGCGAGTTCGAGCAATCAACCAAAGAGTTAACTCAGGTATTCGAAAGGTCCAGCGATGAAAAAACGCTTACTTGGGGCGCTACTGATATCCCTGATGCTGTTAACAGCGTGCTCGAGCAGTCCGCCAGATGTTCGAACCGTTACCGTAACCAAGATTCAGTATGTTTTTCCGCCCAAGGAACTGATCAGTCAGTGCATCGTTCCGCCGTATTCCAGCAAGAAAAACCAAGATCTTTCTGAATACACCAACTCGTTGATGAAAGTGATTTCTCTATGCGATCTCGATTGGTTATCGCTAGAGAATTGGATTAACGAGCAAAAGTCGAAACTGTCTGCCGAGTGATCGGAGGCTAACAATGAATATCAAACCTTTGGCGCCAATTATGGATAAAGCAACGACAACTGGAAGCTATGTCGCTTCAATCTCTACGGCAATAGGCGGCTTTTTGTCACTCAACAATATTGCGTTGTTGCTTGGTATCGCATCAACAGTCGCACTATTCCTTGTTCAATATCGTCGAACTCAAGAAAAGCGTAAGCAGGACAAGGAATTTCATCTTGCCAGAATGGCCGCGATAAAAGCTGGCAACCTAAACGTAATAAAAATGGACGATAGCTATGAATAAAGTCGTCGTTATCTTCAATGGTTCAATCGTTTCCGTGCCAGCTGTCGAATCTGATATTGGTAATGGAGGCAATGGTCAAACAAAATTAGTGCCACTGGTTCCTGCTGATTGGGTTGAGGTAACCGCATTAAACGCCGCATACCCAACATTTCAGGGTAAAACCAAGCCGCCAGTTATTAAGCAAAGCAAGCAAGCCGATTTAATTGAGTCGATGCAAGCGCTAACCGCCGCCATTACCGCCCAAACCAATGCAATTAGCCAACTGGTTAACAGCAATCTGGATATTGTCGATCAGATGATGGCTACCGAAGACGAACAGCAAGATGGATCTTCGCTCTATCTGGACGGCTCCGGTGAGCTATGAGCCAACCAAGCTGGCGCGATGACAAACGAAAAACCGCCGAACGTGGTTACGGTGGACGCTGGCAAAAAGCCCGTGAAACCTTCTTAAAGCGCCATCCGCTATGCTGCTTCTGCGAGCAAAAAGGCATTATCACCGCCGCAACAGTAGTGGACCACAAAACTCCGCACAAAGGCGACCAAGCCATATTTTGGGACACCAACAACTGGCAACCGCTGTGCAAGCCTTGCCACGATAGCACCAAAAAAATAATGGAGAGCAGAGGGGTAAAGCTTGGCGCAGACGAAAGCGGCAAGCCAACAGACCCAAATCACCATTGGAATAAATAGCGAGGTAAAACGTGGCAGTAGGACGAAAAACCACGCCAACCGCGCTCAAGCTCGTTACAGGCAACCCCGGTAAAAGGCCGCTCAATAAAAAAGAGCCAAAGCTAGAAGCGGGGATCCCGCGAATGCCGGCTTATCTCAGCCCAAGAGCAAAAGCAGCATGGAAAAAGCTAACAAAACTGCTTAAAGACATGGGCGTGCTCACACTGGCCGACGGTATGGCGCTTGAGCGGTTATGCGACGTCTACTCAGAAATCCTCGACCTGAGGGACGAAATAAAACAAAACGGCCGAACGTACCAAAGCATCAAAATCATCGGCGGAAATATCGATGAAGATACCCGCGAAGTCACCCAAGTCGAGCAAATGCTAATGAAGGCAAACCCAGCCGTACAAATGCTGGCCGATGCCGACAGGCGATTTAAAGCCTATCTAGTAGAATTTGGGCTAACTCCATCGGCCCGTAGCAAAGTACAGGTAACTGATGGCGACAAGAAAAAAGACGAGATCGACGAGTTCTTCGGATAGCGTAGAAGATCGCGTCACTCGTTGGGCAAAACAAGTCGCATCAGGGGAATTCCTCGCAGGCCCCGATATCCGCAACGCCTGTAAGCGGCACTTAAAAGACTTAGAGTCTTGCCACGCAACAGGTCTTATTTGGGATTTAGCCGCCGCCAACCGCGCCATTAGCTTTTTCCCGAAAGTATTGCGCTTAAGTGGTGGTGATCACGAAGGCAAGCCATTTCATCTTCTGGATTGGCAAGCGTTTATCGTCGGCTCGCTGTTTGGCTGGAAGGATGCCGACGGGACCCGCCGATTTCGCATGTGCTATGTCGAAAGTGGCAAAGGCTCTGGTAAATCCCCGTTAGCCGCAGGTATCGGGCTGTACGGTTTAGTGGCAGATGGTGAGGCCTCCGCCGAAATTTATGCAGCCGCGACCAAAAAAGATCAGGCCATGGTGTTGTTTCGCGACGCCGTGTCAATGTTTAGGCAGTCGCCACAACTTAGTGCAAGGCTAAAACCGTCTGGTACAGGGCAAAGCGTTTGGAACCTTGCCTATCTCGCTAAAAACTCATTTTTTAGACCCATCAGCTCCGACAACGGCCAATCAGGCCCACGTCCACACATGGCGCTGATTGACGAAGTACACGAACACAAAAACAACAACGTCGTCGAGATGATGCGTGCGGGTACCAAAGGCCGCAAGCAAGCGTTGATCTTCATGATCACCAACTCAGGCCACGACCGCACCAGCGTGTGTTACTCGTACCACGAATACGGCAAAGCCATTTGTGCGGGTACCAAAGAAGATGATTCGTTCTTCGCCTTTATCTGTTCGCTCGATGAAGGTGACGACCCGATTAATGACGAAAGTTGCTGGCAAAAAGCAAACCCATCACTCGGGAACACCTTCACGCATAAATATCTGCGCGAACAGGTCACTCAAGCCAAGGGTATGCCAGCAAAAGAGAGCATCGTCCGCCGCTTAAACTTCTGCCAGTGGGTAGATTCTGCCTCGCCTTGGTTATCCGCCGACACATGGATGGATTGCGAAGATGATTTTGATATCAGCGAGCTCTACGGCGAAGAATGCTACGGAGGGCTCGACTTATCCGGTACCCGCGACTTAACCGCCTTAGCGCTGTACTTCCCGCGAGTCAAAACGCTGTTAGTCGATTTTTGGACACCAAAAGACACGCTACTGGATCGCGAGCGCACCGATAACGTGCCGTACTCGGCATGGCTCAGGCAAGGTTTTATCCACGCACCACCAGGTCATGCAGTGGACTACAGCTTTGTGGCCGAGCGAATCGCCGAGCTGTCCGCACTGTTTGAGATAAAAAGCATCGGCTTCGACCAATACCGGATCCACTATCTCGAGCCAGAACTCGCCGAGGCAAACGTATTTATCCCGCTAGTTAAGCACGGGCAAGGTTACTACAAAGCATCAGAGTCAAACCTCTGGATGCCGCGCTCAATTGAACTGTTTGAAAAGCTGATCACCGATAAAGAGATCAGAATCAAAACTAACCCATGCCTAAGGTGGAACGCCGCAAGCGCCGTGCTTGAGGCCGATGCCAAAGACAACCGAATTTTTACCAAGAAAAAATCCACAGGTCGTATCGACGGCGTAGTCGCCGCCGCTATGGCAGTGGGAACGGCTGACCCAGTAAGTGATGCTCAGTCAACTTCAGTTTACGAGACTTCGGACGTTCTATGTTGATTTATATCGCTTTCATTATTGGTATAGCGGGGGTTTTATGCGTGTCTTACGGCGCGTGGCTCCTGCTTCCCGCCGCAGGTTTTATCACGCTTGGTTGCTTATGCCTGCTTTGGTCATGGATGGTGACTCGAGCTATGAGCACAACCAAAGGACCAGGTGAATAATGTTTATTCCACAAATGTTCAAGGGCTCGCGTCAGCAAGGTAACGATTGGTGGCGATGGGTGAGCTCTATTAGTGGCAGCTCTACCGCATCAGGTATCCATGTCACGCCAGAAAAGGCGCTAGCGCTTTCTGCTGTACGAGCTTGCGTTACCTTATTGGCCGAGTCAGTTGCCCAATTACCCTGTGAGCTTTATCGCCGCGAAGGGGATGGCAGAGTCAGAGCCACCGTTCACCCGCTATACGACATTATTCACAACCAGCCAAACCAAAAAGACACCAGCTTTGAATACTACGAGCAATCCATGGGCTGTCTTGGGCTGCGCGGCAATAACTTCGCGCTTAAAGAATATGATAGTGATGGTTACATTAAAGAGTTGATCCCAATTAATCCTGACAAAGTTCAGGTATTAAAAGGGCCTGATGCGCTGCCGTATTACCATCTAATCGATTTAAACGAGACGTTACCAGCCAGATTAGTCCATCACATCAAAGGATTTAGCCTTGACGGTTACATTGGCCTATCACCCATTCAAACCAATGCCGATGTATTTGGGCTGGCGTTAGCAACCGAACAACACGCAGGCAATGTATTTGCCAACGGCACCACGCTCAGCGGCGTTATTGAACGACCTGATTCAGTCAAAGCGATTGACTCTCAAGAAAAAGTCGAAGCGATACTAAGTAAATTTAAAGAGCGTCACTCAGGCCTGCGCAATGCGTTTTCCGTGGCCATGCTGCAAGAGGGTATGAGCTACAAGCAGTTATCAATGGATAACGAAAAAGCCCAGCTGTTAGAGAGTCGTGGCTTTGGTATCGCTGAAGCTTGCCGCTTGTACAAAATCCCGCTTCACATGGTGCAGATGACGGAGAAAACCACCTCTTGGGGTTCTGGCATCGAGTCAATGTCACTTGGCTATGTGATTTACTCATTACTGCCATGGTTAAAGCGGATTGAAGCCGCTCAAACCCGTGACCTATTACTGCCATCCGAGCGCGGACAGTACTACATCGAGTTCAATGTTCAAGGCTTGCTCCGTGGCGACCAAAAATCACGTTACGAATCTTATGCAATTGGCCGCAACTGGGGCTGGTTGAGTGTGAACGATATCCGCCGCCTTGAGAACATGAGCCCAATCAAAGGCGGTGACACCTATTTAACTCCGTTAAACATGGTTCCAAGCAACTCAGCGCAACAACACATGAACGCCACACCAGAGCAAATGCAGCAAATCGAGGCAATACTATGCAAGTAAACTACCCAAATTTAGCCAGCATGGTATTCAATACCCAATTGCTAGCGACTAGAACTGCAGTTGATGCCGTAAAATCAGTCCTGATCCCGCGCATCACTGGTAATTTGTCAATCGACATTCCATCACTGCAACAAGATCAACAACCGCCAGAGCGACTTGCCACCATTGCGGATGATGATTGCGATGTTTCAGGCATGTACACCATTGCAAATGGCCGAGTAGCAGTTATTCCTGTTCACGGCCTGTTAATGGCTCGCCGTGGCCACATCACCGCCGCCTGCACCGAGTTAAACAGCTATGAAAAGCTGCAAGATCGTATGACTCGGGCGCTTAACAACAACATGGTCGAAGAAATCGCCTTAGATTTTAATACTGCCGGCGGCATGGCGGTTGGCTGCAAAGAGCTGGCTGATTTCATTTATCAATCGCGCCAAATCAAGCCAATTAATGCGATCGTCAACTACAGCGCCTATTCTGCTGGGTATTTTAATGCCGCAGCGTGTTCAAAAATCATTGTATCCGCAACCTCTGGAGTTGGTTCTATCGGCGTGATTATGGAACACATGGAAATGAGCAAGTTGGAGGAGGAAGTCGGCTTAAAGTTCACCTCTTTTTACCGTGGTGATCATAAAAATGACGGTAGCCCACACGAACCCATCACAGAACAAGCGATCATTGAAATTAATGCTCGCCTAGACGAAACCTACCGAATGTTTACCGAGTCTGTCGCGCAATACCGCGGCATGGAAGTGCAAAAGGTTATCGATACCCAAGCCAAACTATTTGGCGCAAGAGAAGCCATCGAAATGGGCCTAGCCGATGAGCTGATGACGCCATTCGAAGCCATTAACGCCATCGCAAAACCCTACATGACGCAAAGTCGCCCAAGCAAAAGCATTGGCATGCAAGCCAAAGCCATGAATATCAAAAACCAGCTCTAGCCAAGCGGCGGGGCAAACAATGTGCAGCCTTTTGGCTGCATTTTTTTACCTGAAGGAGATTTACCATGTTTAAAATCGAAGAACTTCGCCGCAAACGCGCAGAGATTAACGCTCAAGTGCAATTGTTGGCGGCAAAAGACGCTGAAGCCTCTTTGAGCGCAGAAGAGTTAACTCAATTCGAATCCTTATCCAAGGAATTTGATGAGATTACCGCTCAAATTGGCCGCTTAGAATCCGCCGAGCGCATGAATGCAACCCACGCAAAGCCAGTTAAAAATGGTTCTGCTGCGGTTCATACTAAAAAAGAAGCCGAACAGTATCAAGGCGCGACATTTGCACGTTTAGCAATGTCAATTGCAGCCTCAAAAGGGGATTTGGAAGGCGCCGCGCGTTTTGCCAACGACACCATTGGCGACGGTAACGTAGCTTTAGCCATTGAAACATCAGCGGGTTCTGGTGGCGCATTAGTACCGCAAAATACCGCAATGGAAGTTATCGAGTTATTGCGTAATCGCACCATTGTGCGCCGCTTAGGCGCGCGTTCAATGCCATTACCAAACGGTAATATGTCATTGCCACGTATGAGCGGTGGCTCAACTTCATCCTACGTTGGTGAAGGAACCGATGTTTTAGCATCAAATGCATCAACGGACGATGTTAAATTGTCAGCCAAAACCATGATCACCTTGGTACCGATTTCTAACCAATTAATTGGTCATGCAGGCCGTAACGTTGAAGCCTTAGTGCTGCAAGATATGCTGTCATCAATGGCAGTGCGTGAAGATAAAGCGTTTTTACGTGATGATGGTTCATCATCAACACCAAAAGGCTTTAAAAAGACCGCCACGGATGCAGGCCGCACAGTTCCATGGGCTGGAACGGCAGATCTCGCCACTATCGATGCCTACCTCGATAACCTGATCCTGCAATTGATGCAGTCAAACTCGCTAATGATTTCCCCTGGTTGGGGTTCATCACCACGCACCTATATGAAGCTGTTCGGCCTGCGTGATGGCAATGGCAACAAGGTTTATCCAGAAATGTCCTCTGGCTTGCTGAAAGGCTTCCCTATTCAGCATACCAACACCATTCCATCAAACCTTGGTACCGGCACCAACGAAACTGAAATCTACTTTGCTGACTTTAACGATGTGCTCATCGGTGAAAGCGGCAGTTTCGCAATCGACTTTAGCCGCGAAGCAACCTACAAGGATGATCAAGGACAATTGGTTTCTGCGTTTAGCCGCAACCAATCGTTAATCCGCGTGGTTACCGAGCACGATATCGGCTTCCGCCACAACGAAGGTCTGGTATTAGGTACTGGCGTTACTTGGTAATAAAAGCTTGGTAATAAGCGCTTAGTAATCAGTTAACTGATAAGTAACTAAACAAAATGGGGCGTTTGCCCCATTTTTTAGAGGGAATTGCAATGGCAAAGCCACCTGTAAAAAAAGAAGCCTCGACTGAATCTGCAAAAGTCGTCGTTGTTTTCACCAAACCATGGACCCGTTATTCACCTGAAGATGTAGCAGGGTTTGACGCAGAAACAGCAGAAAAATTAATCAATATTAAGGTTGCAGAACCTTTTGAAGCCGCGGCAGAAAAAGCCGAAGGCAAACAGGAGTAAGCGACATGCCGCTGATCACCATTGAAGCTGCTCGGCGGCAAGTTAACCTGCTCGAGTCAGAAACATTTCAAGACCAATATTTACAACAATTAATGGCCGCAGTTGAGGCGCATATTCGCCGCCGTTTGGACTGTACCTTTTTTGATACTGCAGCCGAATATGAAGCGGCAGATCCAAAGCCACCAAAAGCAATCATCATAGAAGAAAGCCAAGACTTAACTCATGCAGGGTTATTGCTATTGTCGCATTGGTTTACTAACCGTGAGGCCGTATCAACGGTGCAAATGGTTGAAGTCCCCGCGGCATTTGAAAGCCTGATCTTTGAATTTAGAGACTTGGCAATAGGATAAGCTATGGCAAGCGGCAAGCTACGTCATCGAATTGATGTTTTTACATCTCAAAAGCAGCAAGACCCACTCACAGGTGAAATGCAAGATCAGTGGACGTTAGCATTTCAAACCATGGCAGGATTTGAGCCGCTTTCAGTGAAAGAATTTATTGCAGCATCCGCTGCACAGTCGCAAATTTCAGGCAAGTTTGAAATCCACTTTAGACCAGAATTCCCAAGCGAGTTTCGCATTCGCCACGCAGGCAAGGTTTATAAACCGGAAGGCGCTTTACCCGATAGCCAATCAGGCCATCAACGGATAATCATCCCGGTATCAGAAACAAAAGACGTTTTAATAGGTTAACCATGGCAACCTCAGATTTCAGCATTGTTGGCTTAAAAGAAGTCAAAGCAAAAATGAACAAGGTTAGCCAAACCGTGCTTGACACAGGCACCCGAGCAGCACTACGCAAAGCCGCTGGTATTGTAAAAAAAGCGGCGCAACAAAACGCCTTGGCAGTGGATGACCCAAAAACAGGGCGAAGGATCCGCGACAACATCACCCTGCAGTTTGCTAGCCGACTATTTCAGCGAGACGGGGTGATCATGTATCGCGTGGGTGTGGCCACCAATCGCGGCAGGATCCCAACGCCAAATGCCGACGAAGGCGCGCGTGGTAATACACCACACTGGCATTTAGTGGAGTTCGGTACCGAACGCGCCCAAGCCCAGCCATTTATGCGCCCAGCATTGGCTAACAATATCAACCAAGTGATAAACAGCTTTACCTTTGAATTTGATAAAGAACTCGATAAGGCACTTTCATGAGCACCGCGCCTATTTTTGTGGTTTGCAGCAATAGCCAAGAGGTAACTGCGCTACTCGGTACCAACCCAACAAGGCTATTCCCATTTGGCCAAGCACCGCAGGACGTAGTAAAGCCCTATGCAGTGTGGCAAGTGATCGGCGGTAGCCCTGAAAACTATTTAGCCGGCAGACCAGATACCGATGCATTCACCCTGCAGGTGGATGTATATGCCGACTCAGGCAGCGCAGCCTCAGCGGTGGGTGATGCCATTCGTTATGCCATTGAGCTAGATGCCTATACCACCAATTACAACGGTGATGACCGAGATAAAGAAACAGGCAATTACCGTCACAGCTTTGATATTGATTGGCTAGTCACCCGTTAGCCACGCTCAAAAATACCGCACTTAAAACCAAAAGCCTCTGCAACCGCAGGGGCTTTTTTGTATCTGCCGCAAGGCTATTGTTAGGAGCAACAACATGAGTATGAAAACGCAGGGCACCCAGCTCTATGCACTAGATCCGGCAGATGATTCTGTTTTAGCCATCATTGCCGTGACAAGTATCGACGGTATCGATAGCCCAGTAGACCCAATTGAAACCACTCCGCTTGAAGCTGATGCCCGTGAATTTGTGGCTGGTTTAAAGTCACCAGGCGCAGCGACATTTGGCATTAACGTAGATCCAAAACATGAAGCACACTTACGTTTGCACCAACTCAAAACAGCAGGTACCACCCTTAAGTGGGCGCTTGGTTGGTCAGATGCTAAAGATGTTCCGCCAACAGTTACCAGCAAAGCCTTTGTGTTGCCGACAAGTCGTACATGGATTACCTTCGAAGGCTTTATGACTGCCTACCCATTTGCCTTTGCGCAAAACGATGTGGTTAAAAGCACTATCGGCATTCAAGTCTCTGGCGATCCCGTGCTGACTCCTGCATCAACAACGCCGTAATTTCAGTTAAACCATACAAAAGCCCACCTAACCGTGGGCTTTTTGCTTTGTCATCTTAACTAACTTAATCCTAAGGAATAATCATGGAATTAAGTGTTGCAAATCTTCTTAAGACTGGTTCATATTCGCCAGCCAAGCCAGAACGCCGCGAAATTTCGTGGATAAACCCAGCAGGTGACACCTGTAAAGCCACAGTTTTCATCCGCAAAAAATCATTCGCTACAGCACAAGTAGAAGCTGACAATTTTAACCGTGGTGTGAGTTCGCTCGCGTCTCGCCTTATTTCAAGCATTGTCGATGAAAACGGCAACCCATTATTTGAAATTGACGACATCATGGGCAATGACGCTCACGGCCCCATTTGCGATTCGTTAGGTTATGCGCTGTATGGTGCCATTAACGAGGTTAACGGGATTGGGCTAAAACCTGACCCAAAAGCCTTACCGCCGACAACGAATTCTGGCACGAGCTCGTTCTCGCAGGAGTCGGCGGACGAACTATCGAAGAAGCACAGCAAAACCTCACGCACCGAGAAGTTATCGACTGGATCGCCTACCGAGCAAAGTTCGGCCCCTTAAGCGTTCAAGCGCGGCAAGAACGCATTGCCGCAGCGCAAATGCATCACCTCAACACAATCCACGGCGGCAAAGCCAAGTTTGAAGATTTTATGATCTTCAGCCAGTTAGACGAGGCAGATCAGCCAGAAGCCACCGTTGACGATGTGTTACTGATGCTCAAAGCCAGCGCGATTAAAAAGTAAACCGATTAACAGCAATAAGGCCAAGGACGGCCACCCACAAAGCAGAATACCAAGCAGGAATTCCCATGGCGAATAAGTCACTCGGCACACTCACGCTAAACATGGTTGCCGAAACAGGCAGCTTTGTTGAAGGCCAAACTAAGGCAGAACGCGCCTTAGCAAAAACCGAAGCTGCAGCAGCCAAACAAAAAGCCGAACTTAACCGCTTACTTGGGCAAATTGATCCGCTAGTTGCTGAGTACAGCAAGCTCGACAAAATGGAGCAGCAGCTGCGACGCCATCGTGAATCAGGCTCGCTAGGGCAAACGGAATACGATACCTACAGTAAAAAAATTGCGCAGATGCGTAGTGAAGTAGGTAAAACAACTACCCAGTTCAATGAAAATAGAAAGTCAGTAAAAGAGCTAGACTTTGCCACTCGAGGCTTACCAGCACAGTTCACCGATATCGCGGTATCGCTGCAAGCAGGACAAAACCCGATGACGGTATTCTTGCAGCAGGGCGGTCAGCTTAAGGATATGTTTGGCGGTGTTGGGCCCGCTGCTAAAGCCATGGGCGGATATATTATGGGTTTAATTAACCCATTTACTATTGCTGCCTCTGTCGCTGGTGTAATGGCTCTGGCTTATTATCAAGGAAGCGTAGAGGCCGATAGATTACGCAACGCGCTGATCTTAACTGGCAACTCAGCGGGTGCCACCTCTGACCAACTCATGGGCGCCGCTAAGCGCATAGATGCCATTAGCGGTACCCAACGCCAAGCCGCTGCGGCACTGGCAGAAGTCGCCAATACAGGTAAGTTTACCGCCAGCCAAATTGAGTTAGTCGGCCTTGCCGCTGTGCAAATGGAAAATACCACGGGTAAAGCCGTTGCCGATACGGTGGCTGAATTTGTCAAACTGGCAGATGACCCGGTAAAAGCCGCCGAAGAGCTCAACAAAAAGTTTAACTTCCTCAGCGCCTCGACGTATGAGCAAATTGTCGCCTTAAAAGAAGCGGGTAAATCCACTGAGGCCGCAGAACTCGCCTTTAGTGCCTATAGCAATGCTATTGATCAGCGCACTAAAGAAATCACCGGCAACCTTGGCACCATCGAAAAAGCATGGAAGGCAATTAAATCAGGTGCGGTTGAATCGTGGGATCAAATACTCAATATCGGTCGCCCTGACACGCTCGAACAGCAGTATTCAGCATTATCAAAACGTATCGAAGATCTGCGCCCTAAAACAAAGCAAGGTGAATGGGGTTACGGCCTAGCTAGAGAAGAATTAAAGGCGCTTGAAGATGAGCGTGATTCAGTGATGGCACTGATGAAAGCTGAGCGAGACCGCAGCGCAGAGCAGGAAAAACGCGCCAAACTAAACCAAGACTCCATTGAAGCCCAGCGTGCCATTGCCAAAGTTACCGAAGAAACCATTACCAACGAGCAAAAACGCAATAAGGCGATTAAGGAATACAACGATAATATCGAGAAGGTGCGCAAAGCCGATCCCAATAGCGCCTTGCTGAATGCCGATAAAATCAAACGAGATCTCGACTCGATTAAAGAAAAGTTTAAAGACTCAGCCAAAACCACTAAAGCCTTTGCCGATGATGCTGCAACTAGCTACCTTATGCGCCTGCGTGAAACCCAAGCAGGCTTGCAAGGCCAGCTAGATAGCAACACTAAGCTCACGCAATCACAAAAAGAGCTATTGCAGTTTGAGCAGCAAATCGCTGACATCAAAAACAAAGATGTACTCACCGCACAGCAAAAAAGCCTGCTAGCTGAGCAATCAGTGATCCGCGCCCAGCTTGAAAAAAACGTGGCCCTTGATGAAGAACTTAAAAAGCGAAATGAAGCGCTACGCCTGCAAAGCTATAGCGCCAACCTTGCGGCCAACTTAGCCGCAGAGCAACAACGCAATGCCGACAAACTCGCTAGCTTTGGCTTAGGCGATAAAGCACAACAACGCCTAGGTGATCGCCAAAGCATTGAGCGCGATATCGAACGCGCCCAAGGTAAGGCATTGTCTGACAACCTTGCAGGCCGTACCACCGATGAAGAGTATCAAGCCCAGCTTTTGATGCTTAAGCAAAACCTCAGCGACCGATTAGCCGCGCAGGACGAATACTACATCGCCCTCGACGCAAAACAAGCCGATTGGACAAATGGTGCCCGTTCATCAATGCAAAATTACATTGATGCCGCAGCGGATATGGCTGGCCAAACTGAAAAGTTGTTTGATAGCGCCTTTGGCGGCATGACTGACGCCTTGACCGACTTTGTAACCACGGGTAAGGCCGACTTTGCCGGGTTAACTAAGTCAATCGTGGCTGATATTGCCAAAATCGCCATGCAAAAGGCGATTGCAGGTATCGCCAGCAGTATTTTTGGTGGGTTCTCTGATGGTGGCGCCGTTGGCTATTCATCCGGTGGTTACACGGGAGCAGGCGGTAAATATGAGCCTGCAGGTATTGTCCATCGCGGTGAAGTGGTTTGGTCACAACGCGATGTTGCCCGTGCGGGTGGCGTGGCCACGGTCGAAGCTATGCGCAAAGGCCACAAAGGCTATGCGGACGGCGGTGTAGCAGGCGGCGCGGCCTATAACGGCGTACCAGCCTCGGCAACAGCAGGCGCTGGCGTGGTGCATGTTGAGGTGAATATTGACCAAAGCGGCAAAGCAACTACCTCGGCCGATACGCCAGCATTAAGCCAGTTCGGCAGCGAGCTAGGCAAATTTGTTGAGCAAAAATATCGCCAATTGCTAGCCAACGACTTAAAGCCTAACGGAAGGATTGGTAGAGCAATGGCAGGAGGGTACGGAGGATGATCCAACAGACATTTGCATGGACTGCTGATAACGGCGCCACAGGCGATACCCAATATCGCACTCGCTCTGCCAAGTTTGGTGATGGCTACAGTCAATCCGTAGGCGATGGCATTAACAGCAAGGTGCAAAGCTGGCCGCTCACGTTCACCAAAAACAAAGCCACCGCCGAGGCGATTATCGACTTTCTTGATGAACACCAAGGCGCTAAGTCATTTATCTGGACGCCACCTCTTGGCAGTGCATCGCTATGGCAAGTAAAACAGGTCACCAACACCCCATTAGGCGGCGGTATGTATCGCATCGCCGCCACTTTCGAACAAGCATTTCATCCGTAATTCGCTATCGGACCTGATATTTAGGAAAATCACATGGCATTTGAAACGATTAATCTAGGCACCCAGCCAGCAGGCACGGGTGGCGATACCGCTCGAACAGCATTTGAAAAAACCAACCGCAACTTTTTAGCTGTAGATGTGCTTTCCGCCGCCATGTCACAAGCGCAGTTTGAAGCAATACGAGCCCAGAACAATGAAGAATTTGCCGCCAGCGGATTTGTGCATTTTGGGAAACAGATCTCAACTGTTGCTGAGGCTATTAATCAAGGACTTTACATAGGTACAGCTACAGCAAACTCACTATTTTTAGGTAGATATGCTGCTGGATCTGCTGTTGGTTCTAGTAAAACAGAATACCCAGTAGTCAATATTGCAGGTGTTTTTTTTGATGTTAAATCTCTAAGCACAACGTCTAGTTTAAGCTGTTCTTTGATTAAATTCCCTCAAGCGCCTGACGGTAAAACCACCTACAACAAATCAACAGGAGTTATTACTAATCACGCAACAGTGTCCGCTGCATTTAGCGCCCAAGCAGCAGATCCAACAAATGTTGAAGTAGTAACAGATCGTGTGGATATGTGGGGTTTTGAAGCGTGGCTTGAAGAGGTCAACACAACCAATCCTTATGTTTACCCTAACGGCTTGATTCAATCTCAAGCCACAACGATGGATGGGGTTAACACCTCTGCCAGTGCCCGTCCAGTTACTTATTACGCAGTATTTGATGGTGACACCGGTTCAAAAGGTAAAGGTCTAAACTTTTTTGCACTGACTGATGCAAACAAAAAGAAAGTCTTAGCTAACCCTAAGAATAACCTTTATTACCTAGATGATGGCCGATTAGTCCAGTGGCGCTTACGCCAGAGAACAATTGCAGGGTCAGGGAATGGGGATTGGGTTAGTGTAAGCCCAGTAACAGACTCTTTTAGTGTTAGATTTTCAGCAAATAGTGACGTTATCCCACAAGGCGCTTTGAATACAACATCAAATAGACAGGCTACTCAATATTTTTATGCAAGCAAAAATCCTCCCTCTAGTGTTGCTGACTCTAGATTTATTGGTGATGCGGGTGTTTATCAAATAAGACCATCTTCTGGTGAATTATGTGGTGTTAACGGGCAATGTTACTTCTTAGTTTGCGGAACAGTTAACCGATTAAACCAAGGTGCTTATCATCCTAGTTTCAATCCTAGTGGTTCAGCTTGTATGGGTTCGCCAACAAATGCAGGGGCGTCTGTACAATGGCATGGTGCTGCCTTACAACCATCAAACACTAAAGAATGTTTCGAAGGTTCTAGAACTGTAACGTTAGTTTCTGGTTCTATTGCAGGAGATACTATTAGAAATGGTAGACCGGATGGACGTTATCACGATGCCATCTATGCAGATGGTCAGGGTGGTGTTTGTCGCGATATGCGCTATTCAGCTTATGGTGTAGATGCAGTTGATTTTGCGGAAGCTGACCAAAAAGTTAAGAATGGTACTTATCGTGGGTTTGAGCTAGTCAGATTATGTGGCACAGAAGTTAAACTTAATACTATTGGTGAAGGTATTGATAACTATGTTAATTTAGGTCGTGTAACATTTAAATCCGGAAAGTATATAAATTTGGCACCATATGATGTTAAATGCTTAGATGGATTTAACAATATATTAGTTGATAAGGTGACAAACCAGATATACAAGTTAGGTTCTTGGAATAATCAATACCATTTAAGATTGTATAAATGGGATGGTACAACGTGGTTAAATGCAAATTTAAGCTCTTCTGTTGTTAATAATATGAAATTTTCATATATACCTTTTAGAGGTTTTTTCAATGGTGCTGATAGAAATAGTTTTTTTTGGCCTGGTATAAATACAGAATCATTTTTTTCTTATACTTTCCTTGGAAATGTATTTTCAGAAAGTTTAGATATATCTGTTGGTGGTTCATTCCTGCAAACTGATGTAATAGGAAACCCTGCAAACATTCTTGCAACTCCACAACTGGCTAATGGTTGGCAAGGTAGTTGGATTCCAGTTATTCCTGATGGAGTTAAAGATAATTTTTCACTGTCACGTAAGTATATTGGTTCAGGCCCAGATGTGCTCAGAACGTATACAATAAACAGCGGAGCAAGTTGGGTTAGTCAGTTGATTACCTTAACATCTACAATATTAAACCAAACTCAGTTTGATAACATGCCAGCCAATCAGGTTACATTGTATCAGTACAAAGCCTTTGCAAAACAAACAGAGAATGCTGTTAATGCCGCTGTATATGGTGGTAACTCTGGTATTGGGCGTGTATGGGAGTACTCTGGTTTTTATTTACAAACATGGGGTAATTTATTACTTGAATCACTTATCAATAAAATAGGCGTAAGTGTTGATAGCTCTTTGTTTTATGGTGAACTTGGATTGATTTATACAATGCTTAGGTCGACAGGTGAGCATGACCCTTCGTCAAACAGAGTACCAATTCATAACCCAATAAATCTAACTGCTCCAACTAATAATAGTTCAGGTATAAAAGCTCTTAACTACAACGTAAATCTAAACAAGCAAGCTTTTATCCAGTACGCCTATACCGAGCTAAAACACAATGGCACCAACTGGGGTGATGATGGCAAAGTGACGATTGTCGATAACCAATCCATCAAAACAGACTTAAACGGTAATACCGTTTTAGTGGGTACGGCCAAACTTAAAGAGCCGCTCGGATGGATAAAGGACAAGGTATAACTATGGACTTAAGTATGTTTTACGAACTCGACAAGTCTGGTTCGCCGGTACTCGATGAGCACAAACAGCCAGTAATACGCCATCGGCCAGAGTCAAAAGCTCTGGCCGATGTGCTTTTGGTCACTCGCTTACATGCCTCTAATCCAGCAATGCACCATGTAATCGATAAGTTTATCGAGCTATATGCTGTCACGCTGCAATGGGATTGGTTCGAGCAGTATCAAGCATGGCTTGCGCGTAAAACAGATGCTGAGCTTAATGCGCCAGCGCTACCTATTGAGCAAGCGATTGATCAGCCTTTATTTGCAGAGCCTGAACCTGTTCGTCCTGAACTTAAAACCATTGAGCAATATCGCGCTGAAATACTGATCGATGGCATCAGCATTGATGAATACCTATTCCGCACCCAACGGGCCGCAGCGGTAAATTTGATTACCGTGGAGGTGGATGGGCTGGTGTTTGATGGTGACGAACAATCCCAACGCCGCATGTTGGCCGCAATCCATGCTTCTGAGGATGCTGGCATTACTTCCACCATTTGGCGCTTAGCAGATAACACAGAAATAGCCGTTACCGTTGAGCAAATTCGCCAGGCACATAGCTTAGCGATTATCGAGCAAGGCAAGCTGTGGACCAAAGGTGCCGCCGATGCTTAGTGCTGATATTCAAACTCTCGAACCGGGCAATGAGATTATTCTCTATGAAATCGACGGTACCGCTTTTGGTGCCGATATCCTGCGCTTTCATCCTCATAATCTGGCATATACCGAGGCTGAGTTAACTCAAGCCGCACAAACACAGCAACCGTTAGCAGCAAAAGTCATTTATTGGCAGGGTGAAGAATACAGTCCGTGGCCAGCGCAGCTAGAAGGGGTTGAAGTTAACTCCGATGGCTCACCCAGCACTCCAACGCTAACGGTGGCCAACCTCGATGGCAGTATCAGCGCCTTATGCTTGTACTTTCAGAACATGGAGCAAGCTAAGGTCACAATACACCGAACCTTGGCTAAATATCTAGATGCTGCCAATTTCTCTAGTGGCAACAGTGAGGCGGATCCAACCCAAGAAGCGGTTGAGATTTGGTATGTTGATAAAAAGGTCAACGAGGATAACGTCGCCGTTACCTTTGAACTATCAAACCCCGCAGATTTATCAGGCTATAAAATAGGTAGGCAAATGACTGCGTATTGCTACTGGTGCCAACTGGGTGAATATCGCGGTGCTGATTGTGGCTACACGGGCGAAGCCATGTTTACCGATGAAGATCAGCCAACCGATAACCCAGATCTCGACCAGTGCTCAGGCACAATTAAAGGTTGTACCTTACGCTTTGGCGAAAATAACGAATTACCACACGGCGGCTTCCCAAGCGTGCGGCTTATACGTTAATCGATGACAATTGATAAGCACAACAAGCATTTTACCGCCGTCAGCAAAATGGTCTAATACACTAAGCAGGTCCCTATGCACCCAACAATTTTACATGCATTCAGTGAGCATGCAGCAAATTGCTACCCTCAAGAATGTTGCGGGCTGCTGATCCAGCTTGGCAATAAAGTGCAGTATGTGCCATGTGAAAATAAGGCGACTAACAAAGCCGATGAGTTTGTGATTGATCCGCAGCAATACGCGGATATTGACGAACAAGGCGCAATCATAGGCATTTGCCACAGCCACCCAGACGCCAGTAGCAAACCCAGTGAGCGCGATCGCGCCATGTGTGAAGCCAGTGGCTTGCCTTGGCATATCATCAGTTGGCCTGATGGTGACTTACGTACCATAGTGCCAACGGGTGAGCGTAAGCCACTGCTAAACCGTCCGTTTGTGCATGGAGTGTGGGATTGCTATAGCTGCGTTCGCGATTGGTACCGTGAGGTGCAACAAATCCATTTGCCAGACTTTGAGCGCCAAGACGGCTGGTGGGAAGGCGAACAAGAGCTTTACCTAGATAACTTTGCCAAAGCGGGATTTGTGGCGATGCCAAATATCAACCTAGCCGATCTGCAAATTGGCGATGGTATCTTAATGCAAATCCAAAGTCAGCGAGTTAATCACGCCGCCGTTTATGTTGGTGAAGGCAAGATCTTGCACCATTTGTATGGGCGCCTTAGTCGTTACGATATCTATGGTGGATACTGGCAGCGCAATACCCGCTTGATAGTGCGTTACCATGGTAAGTAAAACACGATTGATTCAAAGCGCTATAAGACTTATCCTGCCATAAATATGCGGAAAAATACCTTCTACTAAAGCCACCCAATCGGTGGCTTTTTTATTGCCTCAAATTCATGTTTTCGCGGAAATACCATGAGCACACATACCACTATCAAACTATCAGGATCATTAGCTTCTAGGTTTGGCCGCGTTCACCAGCGCTTACTCGAAACGGGGACCACAACCGAAGCATTTAGCGCGTTAAAAAATACCCTTCAAGGATTTGAGTTATTCATCAAAGAACAGGCAAAACTCGGCCTACGCTATGCGATTTTTCGCAATGGACGCAATACCGGAATGGATGAATTTGAGTTAGCCGGTACCAATGAAATTCGCATTGTGCCTGTAATTGCAGGCAGTAAGCGCGGCGGCATTCTGCAAACCATCATTGGCGCAGTGATGATTGTGGTTGGCGCCTATTTTGGCCAAGGGTGGCTAGTTCAGGCTGGCGTGGGTTTAGTCGCTGGTGGCGTGGTGCAAATGCTATCTCCGCAAGCAAAAGGACTAAAGGGCAGGGAAGCCGCGGAGAACGCCCCAAGCTATGCCTTTGGTGGTGCGGTTAACACCACGGCAGCGGGTAATCCTGTTGGTATTGGTTACGGCAAGCGGCGTATTGGTGGCGCCATTATTAGCGCTGGCATTTATGCCGAAGATATCGCAACTAGCAAGCGCCCAATTCAATCTGGTGGCAGTAATGGCGGCAATCAACAGGAGCCTTAACTAAATGGGTATTCCCGCATTAAATCAACAACTCGTTATCCATGGTGCTAAAGCAGGCGAAAGTGAGCAGCGTACTCCGGTTGAATCGCCGGATGATCTGCGCTCCATCGCCAAAGCTAAGATTTTACTGGCAATCTGCGAAGGCGAAATTGAGGGCCAATTATCGGGTCAAAATGTGTTTTTAGATGGCACTCCTTTGCTCGATGCCAATGGCGCTGAAAATTTCCCCGGTGTTATTTGGGACTTTCGTCCGGGTTCTGTACATCAAACCTATATACCTGGCTTGCCCTCGGTTGAAAACGAGGTGGCCTTAGGGATTGAGTTAAAATCAGAGCAGCCCTACACCAGAGCGATTACTAATAACGTGCTCTCTGCTGTGCGGGTTCGCTTTCGCTGGCCAGCGCTGCAACAGCAATTAGATAACGGTGATGTAAACGGCTATCGCATTGAGTACGCTATTGATCTGTCAACCGATGGTGGTAGCTATCAAACGGTATTAAGCACAGCGGTTGACGGCAAAACTACCCAGCCCTATGAGCGCAGCCACCGCATTGATTTACCTGCGGGTAACAGCTGGCAGATACGCATTCGACGCCTTACGCCAAACCAAAACAACAACCGTGTGGCTGACTTAATGCAAATTGCTGCGATCACAGATGTGATTGACCGCAAGCTCAAATACCCAAACACGGCATTGTTGTACGTGGAATTTGATGCCAGCCAATTCCAGAATATTCCCGTGGTATCGTGCGAACCCTTTATGCGCAAAGTAAAGGTGCCAACAAACTACAATCCGCTTACCCGTGAATATACGGGCGTGTGGGATGGTAGCTTTAAAATCGCATGGACCGATAATCCAGCATGGGTGAGTTACGATATTATCCTCGACGACCGCTTCGGCACGGGACGCAGGATCAATGCATCGCTGGTGGACAAATGGGAGCTTTACCAAATTGCGCAATATTGCGATCAACTGGTACCAAACGGTAAAGGCGGCATGGAGCCTCGCTATATCTGCAATATCTACATTCAGCAAGCGGCTGAAGCATGGCAAGTATTGCGTGATTTAGCATCTATCTATCGCGGTATGACCTATTGGTCAAACGGCCAAATGTACTCAGTGGCAGATATGCCTCGCGATATGGATTTTATCTACACCAATGCCAACGTGATCGACGGTAAATTTAGCTATTCATCCAGTAGCGAAAAAGTGAAGTACACTCGCGCGTTAATTAGCTGGGATAACCCAGATAACGCCTATGAATCCGATGTTACCTCCGTATCAGATCAAGCCTTACAGCGCCGTTATGGCGACAACGTAGTCGAATTATCCGCCTTAGGTTGCACCCGCGAATCAGAGGCGCAGCGCCGCGGTAAGTGGGCAATCTATACCAATAACAATGACCGCGCGGTTAATTTTAAGGTTGGAATGGATGGCAGTATCCCGTTACCTGGTTATGTGATTGGTGTAGCCGATCAATTGATTGCTGGTAGCCGAATTGGTGGGCGAATCTCGGCAGTGAATGGCAAACAGGTCACCTTAGACCGTGCTGCCACTATCGCTGTTAACGATCGCTTGATTATTAACTTGCCAAGCGGCAAGGCTCAGGCGCGTACCATTGAGGCCGTTAATGGCCGAGTGGTAACGGTAACTACTGAATACAGCGAAACGCCATTGCCACAGCTGTTATGGTCGGTTGAGTCAGACGAGCTAAAGCTACAGCAATTTAGAGTGCTGCGTGTCGCCAAAGCCAATAGCGATAGCATTGAGTACGAAATCACCGCAGTTGAGCATAACCCAAGTAAATACCCCTATATCGACACAGGCGCACGACTAGAAGATAGGCCAATTAGCAAATTGCCCGTTGGTGCGCAAGAAGCACCGGCTACAGTGACCATCAGCCAGTCAACATTTACTGAGCAAACGCTGTCAGTCACTACTATGACGATTCAGTGGGCCACAGCCAAAAATGCAGTGGCTTACGAAGTGGAGTGGCGCAAGGACTCAGGCGAGTGGGTTAAGCTGCCAAAAACCAGCGGTACCTCGGTTGATATCCGTGGCGTTTACACCGGGCAATATATTGCTCGAGTTCGCGCAATCAACTCTGTTGATGTGTCGTCAGTGCCTAAGTCCTCTGATCTGACCAACATCACGGGTAAAACTGGATTACCGCCTACGGTAGCCTCATTTACCACTACGCCGTTAGTGTTTGGCATCGCCTTAAATTGGTTATTTCCTGCTGGTGCAGAGGATACCTTGCGCACCGAAATTGAGTACGGCCCCAATAATAACGACAGCGGCATGATCAAGCTGGGTGATTTTGCTTACCCGCTAAATAGCCACACTATGACAGGCCTTAGTGCAGGGGTTAGCTTTTGGTTTAGAGCGCGTTTAGTTGACCGCACTGGCAATGTTGGGCCATGGTCTAACTTTGTAAACGGCCAAAGCTCCACCGACCAAACCAAATATGATGAGTACTTCAGCGAGCGCATTACATCATCAGCACTAGGGCAGGAGCTGCTCTCAGAGATTGAGCTGATCCCAATCATCAAAATTGAAACAGACAAAATCCCTGATATTGAAGTCAGCATTACTGAAGCCGAAAACAAAATTCAGCAAATGCAGGCCGAGATTGCCGATATTGCAGGCGCACCTGATTGGGATAATACCGCCAGCTATCTCACTGGGCAGTTGGTTAAATATCAAGGCAAGCTTTACTCAGCTAAACAAACCGTACCCGCAGGAACACTGCCAACCAACACCACCTATTGGACAAAAATCGGTGAATATTCATCTTTGGGCGAAGCTGTTTCAGCACTTACTGTACGTGTAGATAATGTTGAGACATCGATTGAAACTATCGATGGCAAACTGACTGCAGAATCATCTCGTATTGATGGTATTTTTGCGCAAGTTAATCCGCCATTAGCTGGCGATACTGGCTGGAATGCTGGATCAACTGTAGTGTTTGCTGGGGTGTGGTCTGAGCAATATGCAAGGGCTGCAGCTGATGAAGCATTAGCAAAAAGCATTGACGCTGTTGCCGCTACCATTGACGCAAATACCGCAGCGATCATCACAGAGCAAATCGCCAGAGCCACTGCAGATGAATCATTGGCAAACCAAATCATCAGTATTTCTGCAACGGTAAACGGCAATGCTGCATTAATTAAACAAGAGCAAACCGCCCGTGCGGATGCTGACAATGCCTTAGCAACACAAATTACTACTGTTCAAGCTGTCGCCGATGCGGCCAATACCAAGGCCACACAAAACGCTGCGGCAATTCAGCAGGAGCAAACCGCCCGTGCGGATGCAGATAGTGCCTTAGCAACACAAATAACCACTGTGCAGGCCTCTGCTACCTCAGCAAATACGGCAGCATCTACGGCGCAAACAGCCGCAGATCAAGCCAAGGCCGATGCTGCTGCCGCTGCTGGTATTGCCAATGGCAAGGGTAAGGTGATCATTCAATCGTCAGCCCCTGCCACTGCGGACCGTTTAGCGCAAAACCTATGGATTGACACCACAGGCGGAGCCAATACGCCAAAACGTTGGAACGGCTCAGCATGGGTTGCGGTAACTGATAAAGCGGCCACGGATGCTGCCAGCGCCGCCGCAGCGGCACAAGCTGCCGCCGATGCTGCCAATACCAAGGCCACACAAAACGCTGCGGCAATTCAGACTGAGCAAACAGCTCGAGCTAATGCTGACAGTGCTTTAGCCTCACAAATCACCACTGTGCAGGCCTCTGCCACCGCAGCAAATACGGCAGCATCTACGGCGCAAACAGCCGCAGATCAAGCCAAGGCCGATGCTGCTGCCGCTGCTGGTATTGCCAATGGCAAGGGTAAGGTGATCATTCAATCGTCAGCCCCTGCCACTGCGGACCGTTTAGCGCAAAACCTATGGATTGACACCACAGGCGGAGCCAATACGCCAAAACGTTGGAACGGCTCAGCATGGGTTGCGGTAACTGATAAAGCGGCCACGGATGCTGCCAGCGCCGCCGCAGCGGCACAAGCTGCCGCCGATGCTGCCAATACCAAGGCCACACAAAACGCTGCGGCAATTCAGACTGAGCAAACAGCTCGAGCTAATGCTGACAGTGCTTTAGCCTCACAAATCACCACTGTGCAGGCTACAGCTAACAATGCATCAGCCGCAGTGCAGCAAACATCGACCGCGTTAGCTGATTTAGATGGTAAGCTGCAAGCAATGTACTCGATTAAGGTTGGGGTAACTGCTGACGGCAAATACTATGGCGCAGGTATGGCAATCGGTGTGGAAAACACACCTGCAGGTATGCAATCGCAAGTGTTATTTACTGCCGATAGATTTGCAATTGTGAATCAAATTACTGGTACATCAACTATCACTACGCCGTTTGCTGTTCAAGGTGGTCAGGTATTTATTAACAGCGCTGTTATTGGTGATGGCACAATCACCAACGCCAAGATCGGCAGCTATATCCAATCAACAAACTATGTTGCACAAACAACAGGCTGGAAATTGGATAAAGCTGGAGTATTTGAGATTAATGGTTCTACAGCTGGGCAAGGACGCATGCAAATATCAAATAATCGTATAGATGTTTATGACAGTAGCGGAAATTTAGTTTGCAGAATGGGTAAATTAACATGAGTTATGCGCTGGCTGTTTATAACGGTGGGAAAGAAGTTCTTTACAATGCGACACCATATAACTTGTTTTGGTGTCTACGTGTAAAAGACCTTTATCCAGGAGTTCACTCAGTCACGCTTCCGTCAAATGGTATTGGTGGTAAGCTTTCGTTCGTTTGGGGATTAGAGCGTAGCACTCCGGATCAAGAAGTGTCTTTAGGTAGCACTTTCAGAGTAAAAATAAACAGCCTGACTATCACAGGCAACACCGTAACATTTACGTTAGAGCAAGATGCGTTTGGTGTTTCATCTATATTGCTTTCATTTTTTTATTCACGGTGA